GCCTGCTTGTTGAGGTGCCCTACGATCCCGCCGTGCATGGGGAGAACGACTGCGACGCCCTGCCGGGCGATCCGTGGTTCGTGTTTGCCGATGCCCTCAATCTCCAGACAGAACAAAGGACGGGGGAATAGCACCATGATCGAGCGCGACCCCTGGCTGACCGAACGGGAGGCGGCAACCGAACTGCGAGTCTCCCCATCCGTCGTGAAGGCAGAGCGCATAGCGGGTCGGCTGGCTTTCGCCCAACTGCGTCGCCGTATCTTCTATCCCATGTCCGACATTACCGCCTATAAGGCAAGCATCCGATGCCCAATCATAAACTCTGGAAGCACCCCGACAACGGGCGCTACTATGTCGTCTGGACTGAGCGGAGAAGATCACGCCGTGCGTCAACGGGTTTTAAAGACGTTGGCCCGGCTGAAAAATTCCTCGCAAACTTCATCCTCGAGCTAGACCGGCCGGCCGAGGCAAAGCCGGACCAGATCTCGATTGCCACTGTTCTCGAAAATTACTGGACTCGCCACGCCCACAAACTCGCCAGCGCGGAGGCGATCGGCATCAGGACCAGGCACCTCAACAAGTTCTTCGGTCTGGCCGCGGTCGACAGTGTCAATGCCAGGAGCATGGAGCGGTACAAGGCAAAGTGCATCGCCGACGGCATGGCGATCGGGACCATCAACCTGCACCGCACCGTCTTGCGCGCTGCCCTGCGGCAGGCCGTGCGGTTCGGCGACCTGGCCACCGCGCCATTCGTTCCCAGCGATCGGGAGCCGCCACCCCGCCCCGAGTTTCTGACGCGGCCCCAGGTCGACGCCATGACGCGCGCGGCCGAGGAGACGGAAGACCATAGGCACGTCGCGCTGTTCATTCATCTGGCCATAGCGACCGGCGCCAGGCGCGGGGCGATTCTGCAACTCACGTGGGACCGCGTCGACCTCAAGGCGGGGACAGTCGATTTCCGCCTGCCGGGTGTCGATCACAACCGGAAGCGGCGAGCTCTGACCGCGCTGCCGGCGCACGTCGTTGCGCTTCTGCGCCGACAGCGCCAGACCAGCAGTAGCGCGTACGTCATCCAGCCCATGAGTCGGCCAGAGAAGTTTAAGGACCAGCCGCTCAAGAGTATCCGGCGCGCCTTCCGGCTGGTCGCAAAAGCCGCCGGCCTGCCGCATGCCACGCCACATATCCTGAAGCACACCGCCGTCACATGGGCACTGCGCGTAGCCTCTCCCTGGATCGTGTCCGGCATGACCGCGACCAGCATGCGGACCCTGCAATCGGTCTACGGCAAGCACATGGTTGAAGACTTGAGAGAGGCAGCAGAAGCGGTCGCTCGCCCGACGGCCGCGCGCAAAACTAGTAAAGTTGCGCGCGTTGTGGTATCAAAGAGAAATGAAAGTAAAACTCGCAAAGATAGCCGCAAGCGATAGGTGGTACGCCACCTGGGCCGTCAGTGGGCGTTCATTCCGACAGTCCATGAAAACGAACGACAGGCGAGTTGCGGAAGCTAGGGCCGCGGCGCTGCGCTTTTCCATGATTGAAGAATCGGACACGGATGAAAGCCATTTCCGCAAGATGGCTTCTGCAAAATTTGCGCGATCGCTTCTTGCTAGATTGCAGCGCGTTGCCAAGTGCGGTCATGACCGCAGGCAAGTCCGCCTCACCGAAAAACAATTAGCGAAACTGCTCAGGGATAGCCAAGGAAAGTGCGCCATCTCCGGTGTGCCGCTGTCCTTCATAAACTCGTCGGGCTGCCCTCGGAATCCTTGGGCGCCATCGGTCGATCGCATCGACTCTGGCAAATCTTATCGCATGGGAAACGTTCGCATAGTCTGCGTTGCAGCAAACACCGCCATGTCGGATTGGGGCGCGGGCGTACTAATAAGACTAGCGCAAGCTGTCGTATCTCAGCATGGATTGCGCGCAAATCGCGCGCAAATCGACCCCCTCACAGAAGGGGCCGAAGTGGCATAAAACGTTGATTTATCTTGGTGGGCGCGACAGGGATTGAACCTGTGACCCCTGCCATGTCAAGGGCTAAGTCTTACGCTAGTCCATTGATTAATAACGATTTTGAGCGGTGGATAACCTGTGAAAACACCGGAACGAACCGTGAAGCGCGCGCAAATTGCGCGCAGCCCTAACCCCTAGCCACCATCCGCCCGACGATCGCCGCGAGATCCCGGATCAGCACCAGCGCCAGGTTGGCCGACACCTCGCACACGACGATGTCCTGCTTGCCGTCGGGGTCCCACAGTTTCAGCACGCACCGGTCGGACTCCATGACGAACCGCGGGTAGCGAGCGCCGGTCATGGCCGTCCCTCCAGGGCGTTGAGCAGCCGCTCGATGACACGATGTTCCTCCCGGCCGACGTCCGGGTGCATGTCGCTGGCGCGCGTGGCGGCCATGACCAGCGTGTCGGCGAACAGCAGGTGCAGCATCTCGTGCAGGGCGATGCGGTCGGCCTTCGTCCGGCCCGGTGTCCCGGCGCCGAACGAGGTCAGCGTCGCCTGCCGGCTGGCGCAGTCGTAGCAGATCGTCGCCTCGTAGTTGCCGCTGGGCGGCTCGACGCGGAACGTGAGCGTCCAGTCCATCAGCCCGAGGCGGACTTGCCAGTCGCGGCAGGATGCCTCAAAGCGGCGGTTCCAGGGTGGGATGGTCATGCTACGGCCGCCCTGTTTTCGACGGTCAGGCGCTGCGGTGCATTGCAAGTGGTCGCGGCGTTTAGGCCGCCGGCGAAGGCCACGCTGGTCAGGTCAACGACCTGGTTCGTGGGCGTCGCGATGCCGATATTATAGACCGCATCGGTCGGCGTTCGGAACCAGCCGCCTATGATCTTGCAGCCGCCGAGTACGTTGTCGCGCACGCAGAAATCATAATAATTCTGGTAGCCGAGCAGGCTGTTGAGCTGCCAGTAGCAGCCATGGAACTCGGTATCGAGGTTTTGCCGGACGTCGTAGTTGACGCCGTGCTGGCCAGCGCGGTCGAAGGAACAGCCGAAGAAGCGGTTGTTGCAGGCGTTGCCCGTCGTGGCCACGGTGTTGAACAGGTTCACGTTGTAGCGGGTCGACGAGTACATGTTGCAGGTCGTGAAGATCATCTGGCTGCAGCCATAGAGGCTCACGCCATCCTGGCCATTCACGGCAAATGCACAATTCGTGAACCACCAGTCGTTGGTGAACGCGATATCCGCGCCGTTGAGGCGGTTGTTGTGGAACAGGCAGTCGCGAGCTTGGACGGTGCCGGCGAAGCCTTCCGACTTGATGCCGTGCGCCGGGAAGCCCGCGATATTGATGCGGTCCAGCAACACGATGGTCGTGGCCTGGTTGACGTCTGCCGTCGATATCTGCAGGCCGTGACCGTTGGTCTGGCCTGGAACGTCGGACTTGCTCGACATGAGCGTGAAATTGGACAGGCAGACGTGCGCCTGCGGGTCGCCCTCGGCCACGTAGTTGTTGCCGTCGTGGGCGACTGCAATCGTGAGCGCCGCGCCGGTGGTGCCCGCCACGGTCTTTAGAAACGAGGCGTGGTTGCCTGCGCCCTCGATGACGACGGAGCGATCGAGAAGTAGGCCAGTGATAAGCGCCACACCCGGCGGGAGGACGACCTTGCCGAGCGCGCGCCCTTTGTGGCCCCGCCCTTTTGCCTCGTTGATAGCGGACTGGATTGCTGCTGTGTCGTTGGTCACGCCGTCGAACTTGGCGCCATAATCCAAAGGGTTGACCGTGCCGCTATTGGCCGAGTCACCACTGAGCGAGGCCGTTGGCCACCATGGGACGTAGGTCATGCCGCCACCTTCTGATCGAACATGCCCGGATAGAACATGTGCCGGCTGGCCAGGTAGCCGTCCCGGTGGAAGACCAGGGCGTGCATCTGCTGGATGCTGCGGTAGCCGCCGCGGTGGGCGTAGGCGTCGCCAGGCGGCAGGACACCGAAGCTCTCGACCCAGCCGCCTGGGTATTCCTTGCGGTGCTCGTGGTGGACGTGCCCGGTCATCATCATCCGGTAGGTCGTCCGGCCCCAGGCTTCCGACTGGTCGTGCGCCATGACCGAAAGCTGCTTCTCGAACTTGGTCTTGTCGCCGTGGTTGGTCCCGAGCAGGCACTTGCCGAACTCGAAGTAGTGCCAGAAGGCCGGCGAGTCATCGACCGAGACGCGCGGCTCGTTGCGATAGAGCCGCTTGAGGAACATGGTCGTGACCGCTGCGGTGGCCTCGTCGTGGTTGCCCTTCTCGAAAATGACCCTGACGTGCTTGTGCCGCTCGAGCGCGGCCATGATCACGTACTCGATCAGCATCCAGCCCACGTCGACCATCTTGGGCATGCGCCCGTCCGAGTCGACGAGGTGCTTGCTGGCCGGCGTGACGCTCGAATAGCTGTCGTAGTGGAAGAAGTCGCCCAGGAACGGGATCAGGCAGGTGTCGCTGGGCGGACACTGCGAGATCAGGTGCGCAGCCGCCTGCTGCAGGGTCCCCTCTGCGATCTTGAGGTCCCAATCCTTGCCGCTCTCCTTGGCCCAGGCCATCATGCCCGTGTGATGGTCGCCGACCGGATAGACGGCCAGGAGGTCAGCATTGGAGGCTGCCTTGGCACGTGTGACGGGCTTGCGGGCCGGCAGGTCTGCCGCCAGCTTGTCCGCGAACGCCTGCCACAGGGCCTCGCGCTCGGCGTCCTCCGGCTTCTCGGAGATCCACTGCGACGTGACCTTGCCCTGCGCGTCGTAGAGCGTGGCGGTCTTGACGACCTTCTTGGGGTCGGGAAGCTGGAAAGTGTCCTCGACCTCCCTGCCCTCCTGCTTGGTCTTGTCCCAGCGCGCGGTCTCGTTGCCGTCCCGATCGCGCAGGATGGACTGGCCCTTCAGAACCAGACGGGGCGGCAGGGTCGAGACGAAGCCCCGTCGGCGAGCCTCACGCTGGCGGGCGTCGAACGTGCCGCGGGAGATGTCGAGCGCGCGTGCGGCTGCCGAGATCGAGCCGTGCTGGACGACGGCGTCGACCGCCTCCTGGCACAGGGCGTCCGAGAGAGGAGCGGCGGCCATCAGCCACCACCGAACGGCGGGACGAAGCAGAGAACCTTGCCGTAGTTGTAGCAGAGGTGCCCGTCCTCGCTTGACGGGTTGCGCTCCCGGATGATGCGATCGTCAGGGATGTCTACCCATTCCCCGTCCGGCTTGCGTGCGATCCAGGAGCCGTTGACGACCCGCGCCTCGGCCGGCGAGCAGTCGCCAGTCACGACACCATTCTCGACCTTGCGCTCGTTGCAGCAGGAGATGTTCGTCCCCGGCTGCTTCCAGTGCATATACTTGTCGTGGTGCAGGGCGTGGCCATCCTCGGCGCGCGCGGCGCAGGCCACGGCGGCGATGATGCCGGCCACCACCAGCAGCCCGATCACGAACCTGTCGGCAGGATAGTTGCGCATCAGGAATCCCCACACTTGAGTGCCATGTATCGTTCGCCAATACGGTTGAACCACTCGACGACCGGCCCCCACGCCGCCGGGTCTTTCGACATGGCGTGGTTGATGGCCTCGACCAGGATGGGCGGCGGCAGCTTCACAGCGGCGCAGAACTCGGTGGCCTGGAGGCGCGGGAACTCCTTGCGCGGGTCCTCGTCGGCTCGCGTGGCGCCGGTCATGGCGATGAAGACGAACACGACAGCGAGGGCCAGGCGCTCGAGCGCGGTCACTTCGCCATCCCCCGGATCCAGTCCCGCAGGCCCTCGAAGCGGCCCCGGTTGCAGACCGCATACTTGGCGACCTCGATCCGCTCGACGTTGATCTCGGTGCGGCCGGCCGTCTCCGGGTCTGGCACCAACTGCGGCTCGGGACAGTCGACCATCAGAGCCTCACTTGGCCGCGGGCTTGTTGCGATGTAGGAGCTCGAGCACGCCCCGGCTGCCAAGGCGATCGCGCTCATCAGCAGGACATTCCGTAGGCACGCGAACGGTCTTGATGCGGTCGACATATTCCACCGATGTCCTTTCCGTGATGGCCATGGCGGCGGCCTGGGCGATGATCAATTCGTTCGAGAGGGACTCGGCCTTGGCAGCCTGCAGTCGCACGGCCTCGGCTTGGGCTGCCCGATCGGCTATCAGGGCGTTCTTCGCCCACGACAGACGCAGAGTCTGCGCGCCAAGGGCGACCACGAGCAGGCCGATGACGATGTACTGCCAGGAAGCGGCGGCGGAGCGCGCCAGTGCCCAGACGCCCGCGAGTGTCATCGCAGCACCACCACGAGGACCACGGCGAACAGGGCGCCGAGCGTGAAGGTCAGGCCGGCGACGGCCATCAGGAGCAGGCGCAGGACACGGCCGATCGGCATGTGGGAGAAATTCATGCCGCCAGCGCCCGCAGAGTCGCGGGACCAACGGCACCGTCCGGCACCAGCCCCTTGCTGGCCTGGAACGCGCGGATGTCGGCGTCCTCGTCGACCTGCCACACGAGCGCCGGCAGACCGAGGATGTCGCGGTTGCGATTGTAATAGGACAGCCGATCGGCCCAGCCGTTCAGCCCACCGTTGACGCGGCGCGTGATCGTCTTGAACCAGCTATGGTCGGCCAGCAGCGACAGCTTGCGGCTATTCCAGAACCACACCGCCGAGCGCGTGCCGTACTGCGGCAGGCAGAGGAGCCGCGGGTTGGCAATCAGGTCGATCCCCAGCGCACGACCGCAGGCCAGGTGGTTGTCGTGACCGGTAATCTGGATCGGCCCATGGCCCTTGAACTTGGGGCCATCCCCGTCGTCGACCGGCGTGTTGCCCAGGTCCGTGCGGAACTCGTAGGCCCGGCCGTCGGCGATCTCCTCCATGTAGCGATACTCGGCCGACTCATGCGCAAGCTGCGCCAGGAACGCGGCCTGCCGCTTGGGGGTGTTGATCGCCCCCTCCTCCAGTGCCGAGTTGATGAATGGCCAGTGAGCGTCGAGCCGCGTGCCAGCGTTCGGCATCATCGCTCGGAATTGCTTCTCGGAGATGGTCATCACAGATCCTTCCGCCAATGAACGAACCCATCCCCTCGCCCGACGCCGGCCAGGTTCGACTTGAAGTCCGCGGCATAGGGGCGATACCCGCAGGCGATCAGCGACCGCATCGACGCCGCGCTGGTCGGGTCGGTGTAGGAGACGGCGACCTTGAAGCCGGCCGCGGCCATGTCCTTCTCGCGCCAGGCGATCAGGCTGCGCTGTAGCCCCTTCCCTCTCGCTCCCGGCAGCACGCCGGCGCGGTAGAGGAACCCTGCCTGCTCGGTCCAGTGGAGCTCGCCGACGGTCGCCATGGGATAATGCGGGCGCCACGCGGCGTAGCAGACCGGCTTGCTGCCGGACCAGCCGATGACCCACCGGCTGCCAACGAACGTCACCGGCTTGTCGTCAGGGAACACCTCGCCGTCCATCCACCGGATCCAGCGTTCAGCGTCGATGCCGGATGCGGGGCGAAGGCGGACGCTCACTTGCGGCCCGCCCGGTCCATAGTCTCGTCCCTGTTCAGCAGGCACTCGAAGGCGTGCATCTCGCGATAGGTCAGGGGCGGGTTGAGGGATTTCTCGATGCACTGGAGCGCGTTCTCGACGCGGCGATCGGCCTGCGCATTGGCCCGCCAGATTGGATCGGGGACGAATTCCCCTGGCTTCAAAGGGATCATCGCTTCACCATTTCGACGACCCGGCCGAAGGCTTCCATGCCGTCGGCGAGGCGGTTGTTGGTCTCTGAGTTTTTGACCAGGATGCCGGCGAGCTGCGTGCCGTATTCCTTGGCGTCGTTCAGGCGGCCGAGCTGGAGCTCCTTGATATCGCCGCCGAGCGAGTCGATGCGCCGCACCAGGTAGACGACGACCAGCACCATCACGATCAGGATCACGCCATATGCGCCCCATTGGGCGATGACGGCGGTGGTCAGGGAGGAGGTGTCTACTGGTGTCACGGCCGACCTATGTTGCGATAATCACAATGTACCAGACAAAAGACTTGCGATAAACCAAATCCCGTGCCTATAATCTCTCTGTCGCCTCAAGCGACTCCTCCCTCCCGAGGCCTTGACCCCGCTGGACCCCATGCCAGCGGGGTCTTTTTTATGGCAGCCGGATGGCCGTGATGTTCGTTGCGACGTTGGCTGTCGTGGCGGCGGCCGCGGAACGCAGCAGCACGCCGCTGGTGGCGGACACGTCCTTGGCCTGAAGCGTGAAGGTGGTGGCCGGCGCGGTGGTGGTCACGACGACCTGGAGCCCGATAGTGACGAACTGGTTGGCCGCGGCTATCGACCCGCGGCTGGACGCAAGCGCGACCGTGCCGTCGGAAATCTGCGCGACGATATTGACGCCGGCCGCCGAGTCGGTGACCAGGGCGGTGGCCAGCAGCAGATAGGTGCCAGGCGGCAGGGACCCGGTGGTCGGGCCATCGAAGAACGTGGAGACGTTGTTGAGCGCACGATCGGCGCCCATGTACGTCGTGGCCGCACTGCCGACCGGGAACACCACGCCGCCGCCAGAGCCGCCCAGCAGCCGGGTCAGTATGCTCTGCGTCGTTCCTACAAACCGGGCCATGTTACGCCAGCCTCACTGCCGAGATGGAGGTGGCCTTGTTCGTCGTGCCGTTGGTCGCCGTGGCCTTCAATGTGCCCGTGGCGCCTACGTTATCGGCGACCTGCAGCGTGAAGGTCGCAGGCGCGGCGATAGTGACGACAAGGGAAATCTCCATCGGAATGAAGCTGCCGTTGGCCGCGACGTTCGCGTTGCTGTCCTTGACGCCAGCCGATCCGTTGTGAATGCGTAGGGTCGCCTGCCCGGCCGTCGCCATCGTGTAGACGCCGCCGGCGATGATCAGATATGTGCCAGCGGCAAGCGATCCCGTGGTCGGCCCGTTGACGAAGGTGTTGATCGCGCCGCCAGCTACGTCGCCCGTCAGGAACGTCGTGGCGCTGCCGGCGCCAGGGAACGCAGTGGCGCTGCCCAGCATCCGGTTGAGAGAGGCGACCGTCTGGCCGACGTAGCGCGCCATCCTACTTCTCGAGGATGATGGTTGCCGTGAACACGCTCTGAGCGGCCGGCACGTAGGCTGCCCGCGCCTCGAGGAGTCCGTACATGAGCGTCTGGATGGTAGCGACAGGCTTGCGCAGGTAGGGCAGGATGACACCGTCCAGAGGCACCAGCAGGCCGGCCGCGCCATTGGCGGTCACGGTCGACAGCGTACCTTCGTAGGCGGCCAGGAACTGATCGTAGCCCGTGGCAACCACGATGCCGAACGCGCTGTTGTCGCCGCCGGTGACGAAGGTCGGTGTCGCGGAGAACAGGTGCAGGCGGAAGGTGGCGTTGGCCAGGAGCGCCGTGTTGATCGACAGGCGGATGGCCGGGATGCAGCCTGGCGCGTTGCTGGGGATACCCCAGGACAGGGCGACGACGGAACCGGCGGTGGTGCTATTCGCGACCAGATCGCCCGATGCGTAGGCGGTCGTATCGTTGGGGCGCGTGAAGGTTGCGGCCTTTTCGTACAGCGTGATCATCGTCGTCTCCCACCTACAAGGTCAGGAGATAACTATAGGCGGTGGTCTCGCCGACCCCTGCATTTGGTCTCTATTGGCCGCTCAGTTGCTGGTCAGGGCGCCGAGAGGGAGCGCGAGCAGCGGCTGGCCGGCGCCACCGAACTGAGCGTTGGTGTCGTATACGACATTCGCGGCCGAGCAATTGTACTCGCCCCAATAGCTCACCCACGCCGGATAGCTGATGTTCCAGGAGCACGGCATACGGACGTAGTTGCCCATGAGCTGCGACCCGGTGAGCGGCAGGCCAGAGTGCGAGCCGCTGGCCCACGCTGCCTGAAAGGCGTTCATCTCGAGATCGCTGCTGCCCCAGGGATTCGTCGGCAGGAGGGAAAAGCCGTTCTTCGCCCGGATGATGGCGAACAGGACAGGCGTCGTGCCGTTGGGGTGGCGCAGCAGGCTCTCGATGACCGGGCCGGCGCCGTAGTGCGGGATCGTGTCGGCCGCGTGCGCCTTGGCATCGAAGTAGCTGCAGGCGTTCCGCGCGCCCCGTATGCCCATCCAGAGGTATTCGGCGCCGCTGCCGAGGTGGACGCCGTCGCTATAGCCTCGGTCGTAGCTGGAGGGGCCTGGCTCGATCCCGAGGGCCGGCGCTCCGGGGGCGTTGGCCATCTCCATCTGCGCCCGCAGGACGTTGGCGATCGTGCCGGTGTGGACGCGGTTCACGGGCCAGATGCAGAACCGGAAGTCGGTGCCCAGCGCCGAGCGCAGCGTGGCCAGCAGCGTGCCGAGGCCCGCCAGGTAGTCGCCGTACATGTTGGAGTAGCCGCCCGTGTAGCACTCGTGCTGGCCCTGCCACCATTCGACCCGGTCGAGGCAGAGCCCGGAGACGGAGCCGAGGGCCGCCTGCGTTTGCGCGATGGCGTTGCAGACCAGGGAGCCGGCGGCGTTCGACCAGCACGTCATGCCGGTGTAGGGCAGCAGCGGCGTGTTCCCGACGGCGGCCGGTATGAGGTAAATGTGCTCCTGCAGGGCTGTCCGCAGGCAGTTGGCGTAGGTGATCGCCCCGTCGCCTGTGGGCGCCACCCAGCCGGAGCCGTCCCACATATGCGTGTCGGCGTGCGGCGTGCAGGTCCCGCTGCTCACCGAGAACATGCGCTCCATGAGCGACTGGCCGATGCAGAGAATGGCCTTGGCCATCAGGCGGATGCCCGTGCTAGGCTCGCGAGATGACCCAGCTTGCAGACGACATGGACCGATACATCCGCACCGGAGACCTCCGCGGCCTGACGCTCGTCAAGACCCGCGACGATCTGATGATGCGCCACCTCGACAACTTGCCGCTCACCGACGGCGAGCGCGCGTTGCTGCGCACACTCAATGCGCTGCTGTCGTCCGAGCCGGCCGAGCGGATCAGGCGCGCGCGGGGACATTAATCGTCCCTGCCGCGGCGATCGATCCAGCCGCACGTCTTGAGCACAGTCGCGCCGCCCGGCGAGCCGGAGACGCTGGTGACGATCTGCGCCGTCGTGTTGGTGCGGATTTGCATAGGAGTGTTGATTGATACGTTGGCGGTGGGCGTGACAAAAGCCGTCACGCTCTTGGCTGACGTGGTCACACCGAAGTCGTACAGGGTGATGAAGTAGCTCAGACCGCCGCTGTTGATGCAGCCCACATCACCGATCCACGTCACGCTGAGACCGGTCGGAACGTTGAGCGTGACCGGCGTCGTCAGCGGGTTGGCGCTGAAATCCGTCGTCGCCACGACCCACGAGAACGTGTCGCCGGACTGGATCATGTCCAGAATCTGCGCCGCGCCGTTGGTCTTGAAGCTGCCGATGCGGCGCTTGAGCGTGTAGCCGCTCGGCATCGTCGGGGTCGACACGTTGGTCGAAGCCAGGAACGCCGTGGCGCCCGCCGCTGTGCTGATGGCGTAGACGTGATACCAGGTCGTATTGGCCAACGCGCCGGCGTCGAGGCCGTTCGCACCGACAGTCGCGCAGTTGATCGTGCCGGCCGCCAGGACGAGCATCGCCGCGTTGGTGCTGTCGGCACAGACGCCGGCACCGTAGGAGATGGTCGTGTTGGTGCGGCCGGTGAGTTGCAGGCCCGCCAGGTAAGAGCGGATGGCGGCGCCACCCAGCGACCGGTTGACCCAAGCCGTGGAAGCCGCGGCGGTGGTGCTGGTGCCAACCGCAGCCGTCGGGACGGTAGGCGTTCCTGCCGTCATGTCGACCGCGCCAGTGAAGACCTCGTTGCCCGCGTGCGTGTTCGCGCCAGTGAACGCCTTGATGCCAGCGACCGTCTCGTTGCCGGTCAGTCCGACCGCGCCCAGCGTGGTGCGCGCCGCGCCGGCGGTCGTGTCGTCGAGCACCGTCAGCATGAACGCCGACGCCAGGGCTAGAGCTCCAGCGCCCATCACAGCCCACGTCAAAGCCGACCCGATGGCCGGCAGGATCGTCGTTACTTCCCAGACCGAACGGGCGTTGAGCGTGCCGGACGTCACAACGACGATCGTGCCGAACACTAAATCCCGCGGCCCATTGCAGTCCGCCGAGCGCGCCCAGCCGCCGGTGTCCGCCACATAGATGCCGTTCTCGGAAGGAACGGTCTGCGCCGTCACGAGCACCCGGTCGGACTCGGCCAGCGCCACACCGTCGATGGTCTGCAAACCAGACAGCGTGATGTTGGCGACAGAGACCACCCGGCAGGGCAGCTTTATCGCGGCTTGAAGATAGGCCCCACTGCGGCGGTCGATGGCACTCAAATTCCAAACTCCCAGACTTTAAGCGGGATTTTGGACTATACGCCCACCGACCGACCGACCTTGCTTTTGGTCTCTATTGGCCGGCTACTTCTTATGCTTCGGCCCGTAGGCCAGGCCCTTCATCCAGTCGAGCAGACCCTCGGGGTCCTGCGTTCCCTCGACCAGCGCATCCCACACGAATTGCGAGGAGGCGCCAACCTGGCCGAGCGGCAGGGCCGTGAACAGTCCCGTCACGTTGAAGGCATTTTTGATCGAGGTCTTGGACGTCTCCTTGCCCTGGACCAGTGCGACCGCATCCTTGCCCAGCTTAATCACGCCCTCGCCGATGCCCTCGATCGGGGAGAGCTTGGCGCCGCCGAAATTCTTGCCGCCGACGAGGTTGCTGGCAGCACCAGACACGTCGCGCGCCCAGGGGATACCGGAGAACACGCCGAAGCCGACGTTGCGCATGGCCCACGTCAGCCACTCCTCGTCATCATCCGGCCCCTGTCCCGACAGCAAGCCGGCCAGAAGCGTCGGGATGACCATGAGCCACAGGCCCTGGCCGACGACGTTCATGTAATCCGAGAAGGAGTCGGCCGAGCGGAAGTCGCGCGCGATGCTCCGCTGCCGATTGTAGTAGACGTTGAAGTACGAATAGAACATGCCCAGCAGCTTCAGAGGCTCGCTGCCGCGCTGGAATGCCGACAGATCCTTGACCGAGCCAGCTCCCTGTGTGTCGCGCACCATCTTGTCGCCGTAGTGGACCGCGTCCGCCTCGCTCATGCCCTGGCGCAGACCGTCGTTGTAGGCGCCCATCCATGTCGGCAGGGACACGGCAGCGTCGAACAGGGCGATACCGCGGAAAGCGAACCGGCGCACGCTGTCGAGGCTGGAGTCTTTGCCCTCCATCCGCTTCAGCGCCAGGCGGATGTCCCGCTCGAGATCGTTGGCACGGTGACGCATCTCGCCCGACTTGCCGCGCACGGCCTCGGCCATGGCGAAAGGGTTGCGGTAGAAGTCCCGCATGCCGCGCATCATGTTGGCCGATCCCAGGCGCTGGACCGAGTTGCCGAAGCCGGCCACCTGCGAGAACATGGTCGACACCCGGAAGCCCATTCCGACGATCGCGGTATTCGCCCGCGCCGTCTGCAGGAACTTGTCGATACCTTCCAGCCCGCGACGGTCGATCGCCCACTCGTTGGCCACGGCCTTGAGCCAGACCAGGGTCTGCTTCTCATACTCCGGCCCGACGGCGCCACGGATGGCATCGCGGACCTTGTCGTTGGACAGGAACTTGTTGATGTCCATGACGGCCTCGCGGAACGCGAGATCGTGCGCGACCTCATTGAGATGCGAGCCGATGACGTTGAGCGATAGCAGCACCTTGGCGTTGAAGCCCGCGACGCGCTCATGCGTCGAGCCGGCGCGCGTCGACGCCCGGCGATACTCGGGATCGAACAGCCCCTCGCCCGACTTGGACGATACCCGGTCGGCCTTCACGTCGCCGGCCTTGTCGTAGCTCATGGGATAGTACCCGCCGCGCAGGGTGCCGTGCGGTGTGACCACGGCCACAGCCTCGACCTTGGGCGGCGCGACACCGTTGACGCGCTTCTCGAGCGCCTCGGTCTCCGGCCACTTGGAGTCGATCAGGTCCCACGTATCCTGCACGAACCGCCATTCCTCGGCCGTGAGGTTCTTGTCGAGCATGGCCTTGACGTCGGCCTCGGCCCACTTCTCGCCTTCGAGCAGCTTCGTCTTGTTCGACTCGTTGCCCATGTTCAGGGCCACGGCCAGCATCTGGCTCTTGTTCAACTGCTTGGTGCCCGGCAGGTCGACCGTATGCTGCTGCGACCACAGGCGGCTCTGCTCGCGCGGCACCTTGTCGAAGATGGCCTTCTGTCTGTCGGCCAGGTCTTTCTGCATGTCGCGCTCGACGACCTGCGCGTCCGCGATGCGACGGAACACCACCCGGCTGAAGACGCCGCGGCCGGTCTTGTCGTTGTCCAGCCACTCGAACATCGTCTCCATCTTGAGCAGCGCCGAGTCGACCGACCGGAACCACGAGCCGGTGTCGCCCAGGGCGTCCTGCAGGTTGGTCGTGCCGCGCCGCAACTGGCTCACGCCGCGCTGGTCTATCTTGCCGGCAGTGGTCACGGCCTCGTCGACCAGAGCCTCGAAGGCGCGCTTCTTGCCGTCGTCGAGCATCTCCTGCTTCCAGCGGCCGATATGCGCAATCTGCTTGATCGTGTCGCCGACACCCCGGATCTCCTCGACCGTCATCTGCGAGAAGTGCTTGCTGGTCGCACCCTTCAGGCGGGGCGGCTCGATCACCTCGAAGCCGGCCGCAGCCTGCTCCGCAGCCCAGGCAGAGAACGTGGTCCGCTCGGCCAGCAGCTTGCCACCGCGCTTCTTGAAGTCGTAGTCCTCGAGCAACTGGTGGATCTGCTCGAGCGACGACTGCTCCATGCTCTTGATCGTGGCCGCCGAGGCGTAGCGGTCGGCCAGTTTGCGGATGCCCTCGACGTCCTCGGCCGCCTTCTTGGCCTCCTGATAGAGCGCGAAGTTGACGAGCTGGTCCTGCTTGGCCTTGAACGCCGCCACGAAGTCGCCCTTGATCAGCGCGCGCTGGACCTTCTGGCCAGCCATCCGCTCGGCCCGCTGGTACTTGGCAGCCTGCGTGCCCTGGTAGACCGACATTTCGGCGATCGTGCTTTCCGCCCACGACTGGATATCGTCCAGCGTGATGGCGCCCGTCTGGCCCGCCTTGCGCGCGAGCACCTTGAGCTCGGTCGACATCAGCGCGCCCTGCTTGTCGGAATGGATCGCGGCCATCGCCTCGGCCTCGATCGTGCCGTCGTTGAGCGGATCGCCCAGGGCTTCCGTCAGCCTGCGCTGCGTCTCCTCGGCAATGCGGGCGCCGGCCACCGACCGGTTGTCGCCCTTGGCGCGCATCGCCGCCTGCTCTGCCTGAATCTGCATCATCCGCTCGACGAGCTCGACGCCATTGGCCAAGCCGACCACCGTCGCCAGCATGTCGACGTCGACACCGCCCTCGGCCACGTAGGAGCCGGCCGGCAGGTTCGCCAGCCCAGCCTCGCCCAAGATCTCGACCAGGCTATTGCGGTCCAGCTTCGCGTCGACCAGCACCTCGGGGGTCTCGCCGGCGAACAGCTTGCCCGTGCGCAGCAGGTGCAGCGCGGCCTGGCCCGGCTCGGCCATCAGCTCGTCAGTGACCTCGCCACGGATCTTGGCCTTCTCGGCAGCCACTTCTTTCGTCCGCTCGCGGCGGATGCTGGCCATGACCTTCTCGAGGACGGCCTGCTCTGCCACGTCGACCACCTGCGTCGCGCGCCGCGTGTACGCCGCGAACTCAGCCTCGGTCATGCCGGCCGACTTGGCGTCGGTGAATACCGGGTTGAGCGCCTGGACGTTCTGCGCGTTGGCGATCTCCTCGTCGGTCGCGATCAGGCGATCGAACACCTGCCGCATCTCCGGCGACAGCGGCGCCTGCAGTTTGGTCAGGTTCCGGTAGATGGAGACGAGCCAGTTTTTGAACTGGCGGAACACCGACCGCAGGCCCTCGCTCGGCGCCTTGCCTTCCATGAGGTAGGTCTCGAAGCCGCGGGCGAATAGCTCGTGCTGATCGCGGGTGATGTAGCCGTCGGTCGAGCCGACGAACTCCAGCACCGCCTGCCAGTCGGCCTTGATGGCGTCAGAGGCGGTGGCGTTCTTGGCGTCGAAGGAAAGCTCCTCCAGCCAGAGATGGCCGGACTCGTGCGCCAGGGTCGACAGGTCGCGGGACTGGAAAAGCTGGATGATCGTGGCGTTGTCGCCGAAGGTGATGGAGCCGCGAGCGGCTTGCTCGTACTGCGTGATCTTGGCGAGGCTGTCGTCGAACAGGACGTAGTTGTGGGTGCCGTCGCCGTCGTGGCGGCTGCTACCGTCGAGATACTTGATGCCGGGGATGCCGGCCTCGCGGAGCAGCGCCGATGCGCCCTTGAAGGGGTTGGCGTTCCACTCGGTAATCGCCCGGCCCATTGGCTTGCCGTCCGCGAAGTCTTGGCCAGCAGTATCGATCTCCGCGCCAGCCTTGTCAGCGAGCGCCTTATAGATGCGTTCGCCAGTGTTGGCATCTTGGTCCGTCAATTCCTTGAGGTAGGCCGCAGCCTGCTCCTCGACGTAAGCGCCGGGGCCTTCGTCCATATCCGCGCCCGCGCGCTTCGCGTGCTGCGCCGCGAGATTGTAGAGCGCGCTGTCATTGTCGATCGTGAGAGACAGGTCTCGGAAATCGCCATCGTTCATCTTGATGGCCCGGCGAACGATCTCGGCGATTACTCGATCAGCGGGCGGCGTCGGCCTGGCCGGCGCGGCGACACCCAACTTCTCGAGCGCAGCCTTCACCCCCTCCGGCTGCTCACTGAGCGGCTTGTCCCACAGCAGATAGGCGCCATCCTCGGGGATCTCGACGTGGTAGAGGCGGCCGGGAGCCTTCATATCCGCAAATGCGTCAGCAGCCTCGACCCTCTTTTCCAGTAGCTGCGTCATTGCATCTCGCGACCGAGCGGCCAGCAACGGGTCATCCACAGCCGTCGCCACACTATCCAGCCAGCCGTCAAAAGTCTTTCCGCCAAACTTGCGCTGGAACTGCTGCGCAAGCATGACTGCAGCGTCTCCAGACAATCCATACCGCTCGCCGATCTTGATCAGCTCGTCCTCATTGCGGCCGATTGAAGTCTTGTAGAACTCCGCAATCTCCTTCTTCCCCGCGAAGTACAGCCCCCAGCCGTAGGCTTGCGCGCCCTCGCCCGAGCCGATGTGATCCAGGCTGAAGCGGTCGAAGATGTGCGGGCCGCCGTGGTAGACGGGCTGGTTGTAGGTCTTGGACGGAGCACGCACCATTCCCGCGCGGCTGCTGAAATCCTTGTTCTTGCCCTTGTTGGCCTTGAAGCCGACCGACTTATAGAACGCCTCCAGCTTGGCCTTGCTGGTGCCCTTGTCCATTGGCTCGGCCGTGAGGAACACCGTTATGCCGGCCGCATCGGTCGAGCGCAGGAACTGCTCTAGCGCGGCACGTCCGCTGCCTTCGCCACGCTTTGCCGCTGGCGTCTTGATCAGGATGACCTCGGCCGACTTGCCATCAGATGCGACGCCATAGTCGATCGTGGTGTCGCCCACCGTGATCGTCTTGCTGCCACCGCCCGGCGTCAGGTCCACTGGCACGCCTTGGTCGAACTTGCGCCCAGCCACTTCCTTCTCCAGCACCGCCCGCACCTGCGCATTCGACATCTTCCCTATGTCGAGCCCCAGGCTGTCGAGCACGTCCGCCAGCTGCCGGCGGTCGGACTGGAACTTGCCTAGGGCAGCTTCCCGTCGAGCTGCGGCTGCTTCTTTCGGAGTTTTACCCGCAGCGACGTCGCCAGCCTTATCGCGGCCAGCTCCTTGCGCGCGCTGCCCGGCAGCTTGTCCGTCTGCAGGACGCCCGTCAGTCGCTGCGTCATCTTCGACAGTTGCTGCGATTTCGTCATGGAGTGCTTCCCATTCCTCGGTTGTTAACCCGTCAGTGTCGACGGCGGCGCCGGTATCGTCAACGGCCATCGCCGCGTCGCGATCGGCGAACTCGTCGGCCAGCCGCTCAAGGGACTCGTCGGCGATGCGGGCGAGCTCACGATCGAGATGCCGCGCCTCGTCGCTGTCCGGTCCCAGGGCCTCGACACGCTCGGCCAGCACCATCAGGCGCTGCGTGGTGTCGTCCTGCGCCAGGAACTTGGCGACCTCCTCCGGCGTCCGGCCCTTGGGCTCCCAGCCCAGGTCGTCCTTCAGCCAGCGGAAGAACTCGTTGAAATAGTCCTGCTGCTCCTGGAACGCGGTGGTGTCGGCATCGTCCGGGTACGCCTTGGAGCGGCCGGTGGCATCGCCCTCGAGCGCCTTGAGGAACGCCGCCACATCGACGCCACTGCCGGTCGCCGTGTCAGGGCCGAACCGGAAGCCGGCATCCATGGCGGCCTGCGCCATGTCGTCGGCCTGGCGGCCCTTGCCCTTGCCCTTCAACTGCAGGAGGCCGGGGATCTTGGTCAGGTCCGCCGCGCGGAGATCGCCCGCTTCCGACGTGCCGAGACGCAGGCCGCCGTTCTTGCGCACGAAGTCGGTCAGGGACTGCGGCGCCGGGATGGCCTTCTCAGGCGTCCAGCCGCGCGCCAGGCGCGACGCTGCCTTCAGGATGGTGGCGTCGGCCGCGGGGCCGGCATCCTTGGCCACACGGGCAGCCCTGGGCACCCTGACGGGGTCTTTGCCCGACCGGAGGCTGTCGAGCATCGTGTCGAGCACGCCGGGGCCAGCGGCGCGCGTGCCGTCGGCCAGCATGGTCTGGATCTGCAGGCCCTTGCCGGTGCCAGCCTTCTCGAAGGCGTCGAGCGCGTCGGCATACTGGCCAGGGTTGCGGGCGGCACGCGCCGCGTACCGCGAGGCGTATAGCGCGGCGTGCTGGCTGGCGACGTCGTTGGTGTAGCCGTTGGCCTTGGCCATCTCCAGCACCTGCTGGTAGACGACGGTCTGCGGATCGGGCGGCAGGCCCGCGGCGACGTGCTCCTCGAACTTGTCCTGCAGCGCCTTGATTTGCTCGTCCTTGGCCTTGGCCCATTCCTGAGCCTGCCTCACGGAAAAGCCATCAACCTCGGTGCGGACCTGGTCGCGCCAAGCCGCGTGCGCCTCGCTCGCGCCCGTGATGTACATGGCGAGCGGAATGGCGAAGTCTTCGTCCGTCTGGCGGATGCGGGCAATCTGGTCGGCTGTCACGCCCAGGCTGCTCAGGAACGCTTCCGACTGCAGCCCGGTCATGTCCTGCATGTAGCTGTTCACCGCCTCGGCCGGCACGAACACCGTGGCGTCCTGGCCGGACACGCTGGCCATGAACTCCTGCAGCTTCTCCGGCGAGGTCTTCGCCAGCTTGGTGTCGTTGGCCTGCGCGACTAGCTTGTCGAGCAGCATAGCCTGCCCGGTAGCCTGCTGCTCCGCCGGCGGCAGGGCCTGGAACTTCGCCCACTGCTCGGCCGTCGCATCCTGGCGGACGGCATTCTTCCACCCGCGCACGCCCGCGACCTCCATCGGAGCGCCGCCCATTTCGCCCAGCACCTCAGAAACGACTGCGAAGGGGTCTACAGGCAGATCAGCCGCCAGTGAGCCCAGCGCCTCACCGGCCCCGCCGAGCGCGCCCTGCACGCCAATCTGGGCCACGATGTTCGTCGCGTGGCGAGTGAGCGCCTTCCGGCCGACGCCAATGGTCTTTCCGGCCACGCCCATCGACGCCGTATCGAACGCGCCAATGACCGACGCCTTGGTCGCCGCCTGCTTCTCGACCTTGGCCATGAGCTCGGGATTGGACAGCGCCTTCATCAGCGCGGCCGGATCCTGGGTGTCGACGCCGGACGCCTTGATGGCCTCCTCGACGGCGCCCATGTACTCGAGCCCGAACGACACGCCGAACACGCCGACCGGGCCGGCGACGACAGCGCCACCAATCTGGAGCGGCAGCATCGCGGCGCCCTGCAGGGAGATCGCGTAGGCCGCGCGGACGGGGTCCTTCATCAGAGCGGAGAAGACGCCGCCCCAATCGCCAGCCTCGCCGGCGGCCTGCATCTCCTTGACCGCGGGCAACTCCGGCAGCGCCGCAGCCTGGGCAGACCGCTCCAGCCGCTGGGTGCTGTATTGGGCCATGAAGCCCTGCATCTCTTTGCGGATTTGCTCGGCCTGCGGCAGCATCGCCTTCTCGAATGGCGTCAGGTAGTCACCGCGCGCGGCCTTGGCTTCCGCGGCGTCAAGCTGCGTGATCTTGCCGGCGGCTACCTTCATGCCCGCCAGGCCGGACGACGCCTGCTGCTGCAGGTACGGGCGGTACAGCTCGTTGACCGTCCACTCCAGGAAGCCCAGCTTTTCGACGTCGCCCTCGCCATCGGCGACCTTGACGTTCATCGGATCCTGCGCCAGCCAGTCGGCCATTTTCGGCGCGTTCTTCAGTATCTCGTCGTACCGGTTCAGCTTGTCGGTCTTCTCGACCTCCGGGAGATTGCGCTCGACCATGTCGGCCGGCAGCCCCGTCTTGCGCGACAGGGCCACAGCCTTGCCGGCGGTGTCCGCCGTGCCAGTCGATGTCAGGACCGAGGCGCGGACCTTCGTGTTGCGGTCGCTGACCAGCGAGTCGGCCGCGGCGTCGTACTTGTTGACCGGAGGAACGGACACTGCCGCCGGCGCTTCCACCATCTCAGCGGCGGCCGCGTCGTACTTGTTGACCGGTGGCGCTTCCGCCAACTGGACGTCAGGCACAGGCGCGTCGACCGCGACGGCCGGCTGTTCAACTGTCGGCTCGATCGCGGCGTCGGAGATGTCGCTCATTTCTTCGGCCTGGCATTTCCTCGAGCATAAAGCTCGATAATATTTTCGTCTGTGACCGGGATTTTGCGCCGATTGAGTGAAGCAGTAATCTCTGTCTTTTCTGCGGCGGGCACGTCGGCAATCGTCATCTCATAGCGCGGCTTGGTCTTCTCGCCCCAGAGCGTGCCCTTGCCGACGAACACGTCCATCGCCGTCCGGTCGATAATCTTCTGCTGCTCCTCCGGCGTGGCCTTGCGCTTCTGCTGGCGCTCCAGCTCGTTGACCTGGCCCTGCACGATGCGGTTGAACTTGTCGACCTTCTCGGGGTCTTTGTCCGCCTTCAGCTTTTGCAACGCGTCAGTGACCATGGTCGAGATCGAGCGGACGTGCGTCAGATCCTTGTTGGGATCGCCCGTGCGGCCGGCCGCTTGGAGCTTCGACAGCTCCTGGTAATCGCTGCTCGACAGGTCTTTCTTGTATTCCCACAAGGACTTCTGCGCCCATTCAGCGCGGACGGCCGGGTCCTCGTTGGTGATGCCGCGGTGGATTTCGCCCCACACCCGGTCATTGGTCACGGCGACCGTGCCCTTCGCATTGTGCGCGATCGTCGCGTCGATGGACTGCTGCTTCTGGTACGGCAACTGGTTCCAGATCTCCGGCGGCGGACGCTGCAGGGCAGACGTGGGATTGCCCTGCGCATCGGGCGGCCCGCCCGTCGTCATCCACTTGTCGACGCTCACCTCGAGCTGCAGCTTGGCGATGTCGATCGACCGCTTGGTCGCGGCCAGGTTCAGGTCGAGCTGAGACTGTGTCGCGCGGCGCTGGTCGTCGTTCCCACCGTTGATCTCCGCATTGCGCCGGGTGGCGACGTCGTAGGTCTTCTCCGCATCCAGCAGCATCTGCCGGGTGTCCAGGTACTTGGGGCCGTCCTTGGGCTTGCCGCCGTCGGGTGTCGCGCCGGTGGCCGTGTCGACGGACTTCTTGAGCGGGTCGTCGGGTGTCTGCGTGCCATACTTGGCCAGCACACCCGATGCTGTCTTGCCGCGCACATGGGACTGGCCATCCTGGTCGAGCGGCTTAAAGTAGCCGCGCACCATGATGTCGGCCGCTTCCTGCTCGGTCTTTGCGTTCTGCAGTTTGGCCTTCAGGTCAGGGGACACGCCGCTGATGGCGCGCGGGATCTCGCCGTCGATCTCCGCCTTGGCGTAGAGCAGCCCGGTCTCGACCTTGTTGGGATCGAGGCCCTTCTTTTGGGCGAACTCGAGCAGGGCCTTGGCGCGGCCGCTGTTCCACTGGCCGATATTGATGCTGTCGGAACCGTCCCGGCCGTCGCCTTTGTTGCGAGCGCCTGGGAAGAACTGCGACTCACCGAGGAAGCCAGCGGTCAGGCCGGCAGCCGCCTTGGAGCTGTAGCCGTCGGCAGTCCAGAACGCCATGCTGGTCTTGGTCCCCTCCTCCGCCTGCCCTGGCGCCGGCATCGTCGCCGTGAGCGCGCCGGCCTGGTACTTGGCCGTCTCGCCGATACCGACCGTGCGCATGGTCGGCCCCAGCGCAACGCGGTCGCGCCCGTCAAGGTCCGGCAGCAGAGCCTGGTACATGGACAGAGCGCGCGACCCATTGCCGCTCGCAATCTGCCCCTCGATCGCCGAGCGCAGCACGTTCGACCGCGCTTCCTTCGCTTGGCTGGGCAGCCCGGTCTGCGACGCACGGATGTCCGCCGCGCGCGCCGCGCGATCGGCAACCTCTTTCAGTTTCAGCGGGTCGTCGGCGACCGTGACCGCTTCCGACAGAGCGCCGAGCTGCGTGTCCTTGTAGACCGCCGCCTCATACTTCTCCGACTCGTTGGCCACATGGACCGAGAGGTCTTTCTTGTAGCCCAGCACCTCACGCGATGCGGCCTCGGAGAACAGCTTGCGCGAGCGGCTGCTCAGTCCGCCACCGATCTCGTCAGCCGCCGACTGCAGGCCAGCAGGGAGCTCGTCGAGCAGCGGCATGCCGCCAGGGCCGTTCTTGGTCGCCGCGCCGCCGCGGTACTTCTGATAACCCTTCTCCGGGTCATAGGTCATCTCCTGGCGCTTGGCGCGCAGGGTGTTGAGCGCCTCCTGCGCCGCCGTCTGGTCGAGGGTCTCGGCGAACTTGTCGACCGTGGCGCCGAACCGATCGAGCGCGGTGCCGAGATCGGCGGTCTGCCGAGACTCGTCGAGCATGACCTGCGCTGGGATGCCAGACGGAGATGCTGCTCCCGGTATGGCGCCGGACGTGGCGATGCGGCTGGGGTCGCCGGGGATGCGCGCGGCCGGCACGGATGCCCGGCCTCCGCCGCCGCGAGGGATGCCGCCGCTGCCTTGAGGAGTCGGGACGTTGAAGTCTGCGCCGGTTGCGAACGTGGGCATTATGCTAGTTCTCCGCCGCCGCTGAATGTGCTGGTGTTGTAGTAATCAGGCACGCTGGGATCGTTCTTGCCGCTGCCCGAGTCCATGAACTGCGGCGCGTACTTGGCCGCGATCGACAGCCCGCTCAGGCCAGCCTTCAGGTAGCCCGTGCTTTCCGTGCTGTCGGCCCCGCGGCGCAGAGCCTGTGCGCCGGCCGCCCCTTCCTGCAGGATCGTGCCACCGGACCACTTGAGGCTGTCCGCCGTGCGCCGGTCGAGCGTCGCCTGGTAGCGCGTGTTTTCAGCGCCCCACTTCGACAGCGCCACGCCATAGTCCGCGACCTCGGCATTGTAGCGCGTGACGTTGGCGCCGTAGGTCGTGAGGTCCCCTTCATAGTCGAGTAGCGACGCCTCGGTCTTGAGATCCTGCGCGCGCGCCTTGCCGTCGTAGAGCGCCACCTCGGCGGCATAGTTGCCCTCGCCCAGGATGTCCGCGATGACCGTCGTGTCGACTCCGGCTCCCGACGCGCCCATGACCGCCTTGGCACGGCCGGCCGCCATGGCAGACTTGCGCGTGCTTTCGATCGCCGTGCGCTGGGCAAGCGCCTCGGATAGCGTCGCCCGGTCGCGCGTGGCGTCAGCCTGCCGGTGTGTCAGGATCGCCGAGTTGTCCGCAAGCGCCGCTTCCTGGCGCATCATGCCGACCTGGCCCTGCTGCAGGTGCGCCTGCGCGTCCTGCACCAATGCCTGGTTATCCCGCTGCAGGGCCTGGTTCTTGATCTCGTCGGCCTGCATCTCGAGCTGCTGGTTGCGCCGGACGGCGGCCTCATAGGTGTCGTCGGCCGACTCGCGCTGGGCGCTGGCCTTGGAGCTGCCGCCCATCATGCCGCCGACGGTGCTCGCGACGCTGGCCGCGGCGCCTACGCCGGCAATTACGGTAGCAGTGGTTACGCCAGACATTTCAATCCCCTATTCTCGCGGCGCGTGGTCAGCAGATCGACCTCATCGGTGAATTCCCGCTCGGCTTGCTCGGTCGTCGTTGCCCGCGTCGGGAAGGTCATTGTGACGTAGGTGTCGGCATGTGTGGCGAACGCCTGCTTGCGCCCTGCCCCCGCCTGGACAAGCCTATTAGTTCCCGTCACGCGGATCTCGCCGACAGGCGGCCCGACGAAGACCGTGACGTCGCCGGAGATGATCAGGCCGGTGGCCAACTTCACCTCGACGCCAGTGATCAGCGTTCCGCGCCCGATATGGGGGACGAACATGGTGCGGTAATAGATGCCGGCATGGACGTACTGATCGATCTCGATCGTGACCTGCGGCTGCTTCATGCGGTCGGTCTCCAGCGCGCGCACGATGTCGATCGCCTCCGGCAGCATGGGCGGGATGCCGCGGGCCGGGAGAGTGACGTCACGCATCGCTCAGGCTCCTGAAGAACACCCGGTTGGTCTCGACGTATTCCAGCCGCGGGAGGGTCTCGCAAAGCGAACTGCCGAACGGCGTGTTGACATAGATGCCCTTGGCGCCCTTCTCGCGCGCCAGGTCTTCGGCCGCGCGCAGCAGGCGCAGGGGAAGGCCGGTCATCCGGTGGGCCTTGGCCACGAAGAAACTCTCGCTCGTGCCCAGCGGGACGCTGTAGTGGGGATTGACGCTCACCAGGATGAAGATGAAGCCCACGAGGCGGCCATCGACGCGAGCAGCGAATATGGTCAGCACGCCGGCGGCATCCAGCCGGCGATAGGTCTCAGGCTCGATCTTGGGCTCAGGCAGCCCCCTGTTTCCGCTTTCCGCAGCGTACTCGACCAGCAGGCCGGCGAAGGCGGGGTCCGCCTCGATCTCGGCAAACGTCACCTGTTCGATCATGCCCGCACCAGCAACGGCCCGCCGTCGACCTCATCCTCGACAGCCACGAAGCCCAGCCGGGCAAGCAGCGTCGCCTGCTGCCCAGGATGCGGCTCTGCATACATGGTGCCCGGCACGTCCTTGAGCAGCCGCTCGCCCCGGCGGAAGCAGCGCGCGATGGTGCGGCGGTCGAGCCCCGGCTGCCACTCGGAGAAGGCGATGGCGACGCCGTCCAGCCAGTAGACGCCGAAGATGGCGACCGGCCGCTCGTCGCGCACGGCCACGCAGCCCCTCAGTGTGAAGGGCGGCGGGCCGCCAAACCATGCACACGCGAGAGCAGGCGTGGCAGGGACGATCGTGATCTCAGCGTGCATTGCCCTGCTCCCCGATCGACAGGCCGAGCACGGTGCAGGGACGGCCAGGGCCTGCCTTGAGGCACACGCGGGCGTCGGTGGTCCAGGTGCCGCTGACACTGAAGGCGTCGTAGTCGTAGGCCAGCCAGACCGCATCGAGGTCGACAGGTGCGCCCTCCTCGATCATCGGCAGGTTGTCCATGTTGTCGAAATCCTGCCCGTACTTGAGCGAGAGCGGGTGCGCGTCGGCCAGGACCACGCCCATCATGTCGACCTTCTGGCGCTGGTTGAGCATCATCTGCTGCGCGTCGCGGACGGCGCCCTTGGCCGACTGGTACAGGGCCGTGTAAGGCAGGCCGGCGCAGGCGAAGGCGACGATCGCCGTGTCGAGCGTGATGGCGCCGCCGGTCACGGCGTAGGTCTTGGGCTCGTTGTCGGCATCGACAGGGCAGACGCCATCCTGCCAGACGATCACGTCCTTGCCCTCGAGATGCGACAGGCCGGTCATCACCAGGCCCGGAGTCGTGGTGGTGACGAAGCTGTCGGCCAGCCGCGTATCGGCCGCGCCCATGGCCTCTGTCTCCTCCGCCCACCGCTCGAGATACCGCTTGGTCACGCCGCCAATGGTGCGAGCGACCGAGTAATAGACGCGATCCTCCGGCCCACCGTTGGGGTCGCGCGGCAGGACGACGATGTCCTCGACCACGCCGTCGGTCTCGACCTCGACCCAGCAGGTGACGTTCTCGACCTTGTCGAAGATCGAGATGGCCACCGTGCCATCCGTGCGCCACATGTGGACACGGCGGTCGGGGGAGTTTTGCACCGCCATGCCGGCGAAGCCAGGCGCGCCGATTTCAGGGATCAGGGCCGTCATGTCGAGCGGCGGCGCATAGTTGACGCCATCGAAGGCGATCTCGAAGACCCGCTGGTCGTCGTTGCCGACGTAGGCGATCGACGTGTCCATCAGCACGGCCTGGATGGCTGCGGTGCCGCGGTTGCTGATACCCTTGAGGCTGAACTTGGCCTGAGTCAGCGGCTCATCGAACGACGATGTGCGCGCGACCTGGACGCCGCTTTCCATGCCGAACATGAGGTTGTTGCTGGCCAGCAGCCAGTTGACGTTGTCGATCGGCCCCTTGCCCAGGGTGCGGCGGATCGGCCCGTCGTCGCTCACGATCTCGTCATCGAACGAGTCGAGCGCGTCGGATACCGAGCCCCACTCATAGCCCTTGCCGGCCCACCATAGGCGCCCGCCATCCATCTCGACAGCCGAGGGATAGCCACGACGCGGAGACCAGTCGCCCTCGCGCCAGTCGCGGGTGTACTGGTCGTATTTGCCGAAGTCGCGCAGGACAGCGGCGGACACGACCGTCTCGGAGGTGTAGCCGGTGACGCGAGCGATGCCGGTGATCGAGCCGCCGCTGTAGATCAGGGAGACGTCGATGGCGTCGCCGGGGTTGTGGCTGCCCGTCGGGATGCCGATGCGGTAGTACATTATCTGGTTGTCGAGGCCGTCGTTGATGGCAACGGTTGCGTCCACGAGGTAGGCATTGACGTTGGTCCAGTCGCCAGGCTCACCGGGCGAGGACTGCAGGAAGACGGTCGACGATACCCACGGCCCACCGACCATCGTCGCGAGGAACTGGCGGCTTTCGCCCACACCGGTCACGCGGATGGGATCCGTGAATTCGTTGTCGGCATTGACGTTGGCTGCCACAAGCTGCCCGACCGAGTCGAGGGAGAACAGCGAACCCACGTTGGTCGCCTTGAAGTAGGGCCGCTCTGCCGTGATCGTGATGTCGCCGAACAGGTTGGACACCTTCAGCCGTACCGGCCCGGTATTGATCTCGCGGAAGGGGCCGTCCTCGGGGGCATAGTCGACGAGCGACCACGAGCGCGGGCTGGTGGCACCCTGCCGCTCGATACGCTTCTGCGCCTGGCCCTTGCAGGCCACGAAGATCACGTCACTCGACTGCGCCGTGCGGACGTACTTGAGGTCGGCCTCGGCCCATGGCGTGACGATCTCCATGGCCACGCCGCCCTGGCCAAGCGCCACGCTGTCGACCAGCGCGATGGTGTCGCGGCTGTTGGACAGGCGGATGAAGAACGCCGAGCCCGTAGGCGTGACGCTGATCGAGTGCCGGCCGGCGCGCAGGGAGCGGTCGGTCAGCAGGTCGTCGGTGCCCTCAGTCGTCCCGACGCGCAGGACCACGATGCCGCGGTTGACGATGATCTCGATCGAATGCTCGACGTTGGGCTGCAGCACCGCCACCGACCGGTCGCGGATGGCCGAAGCACTGTCGTTGCCGAGCAGGGAGAGGTAGCCGCCGGTCGCCCAGGCGGACGTGCCACCGGACTCGTCGTTGTCGCGCCAGTAGCCGACATCCGTCGCATCGACGAACGTGCTGCCGGTGTCGACGCTGGCGACGAAGGCCGCACCGTTCCACCGGTTGAAGGTCGGGGTCACAGCCGGACGGGTCACGACGACATCGTCGATGCGGACCCGCATCATGCCGTCGGTGAGCTCGATCAACGCCGTGTCGGAGGCGCCGAACACGAACGGGATATGCTTGGGCTTGGCGTCGTTGCGGATGGCCGACAGGAACCCGAGGCCAGGCCGCAGCATCATGGAGCCGAGCACGCGCGGGATCCAGTTGAGCTGGACCGCGGCGGACAGCGCCATGCGCTTGAGGTCGATCCTGGCCAGCGACAGGCGCGAGACTAGGCCCCTGTTGAACGCCAGGAGAGCGTGCGTAGCCTTCACGGGCTAGCCGATCAGGCGAGAGCGCGAGCCACGATCGTCGCGCCGGCTATTGAACCGGCCACGGCGAGAGCGCACCCAGCTACCAGTCGGCGGAAATTCGGTCGGCCCTTCCATGGCGTCGGTGCTTGCCGCCGTCTGCAGGCGCATCTTGGCCAGCTTGAGGAGGTCGTTGCGGTCGGTCTTCGCGCCGGTGATCGAGCCCACGACCAGGCTGGCCATGTGCGTCTCGACCCAGAGAGTGAAGTTGGGCGGCCACTTGCTGTAGTCGGCGCCATAGTCGGCGTCGTTGCTGGTGTAGGTCAGATAGATCGGGTCGATGTCGGCGTACCAGTAGCCATTCTCGACCTGGTAGTCGAGCAGCGGCGACTTCATGCGCTCGTCGTCGCAGAGCTTGCAGGTGCGGAGGAAGTCGTCCGGCTGCGCGAAGGCGTAGGTATAGCCGAAAGCCGGCTCGACCGCAGTGTCCGCCGCAAGCTCGATCGTGCGACGGCCGAAATTCCACTGCTTGGCCTGCAGGACGTAGCGCAGGATACCGTCGCCGGCATTCCACACGTCGTCGAGCAGGCGCCGCGGCTCGCGGTTCTCGCTCAGGCTGGCGAGTTTGCGCTCCTGACATTCGCGGAGCGCACCATTGTAGAGCGAGAGCCGGTCGGTCACGGCTCTAGGCCGCCAGCGACTGCTGCGTGGGGTTCTTCAGGAAGGCGTTGACCTCGTCCCGCGTACCCAATCCCTCGACCAGGATGGACTTGTCGGACAGGCGAACGGCCGACCACTTGCCGATCGGGCCGCGGTACTTGACCTCGACGTCGTCGCCGGACAGCGCGGGCGTGGTGGCAGAAGCGGTGAGGTCGTACTCGCTGAGAAGGACCAGCGTGGCCAGGAGGCGAGACGCCGCCACAACCAGGAGCTCGGCCATCCAGGATCCATCGTGCGCGTGGACTTCGACGCGGTCGCGCGGCTTGAGCTTGGCTGCGACATGCACCCAATATTCGGGGGTGGTCAGGTCGGCAATGGTCGTGCCGCGATCGGCGTCGACCAGGTAGGATCGCCGCTTGTACTCGGCATCCTTGAAATTGTGTGGCGTGAGCTTCAAGAAACGGCCTCCATGGTGCGGAAATGCCGCCGACGCGGAACGCTACGCGGCGGCGGCGGCACCCTAGTTTCCCGGCGACGGATGCCGCCGGGCCTTTGACCGATCCATGAGGGAGCGGTCGTTTAGACGATCGGCGTGCCGGTCGCTGCGATGGTGGCGCCGCCGCCGGCGGCGGCGGTAGCAATCGCGGTCACGCGACCGAACGTCAGGATCGGAGCGGAGGCGCTGGTCACGTCCCAATGCAGGACGCTGTCGCCAACCTTCATGCCGAGCGCGCGGGCGTTCGAGATGTAGCCAGCCGCACGAATGACGTCGAACGTCGCGGCTTCCTTGTAGACCCAGAAGTTGGAGCCGGCCGCGCTCGTGAGCGGGCCAAAGGCCGTCAGGGCGGGCGGGAGAAGAACGGAGTAGGACATGGTCAGATCTTTCTATGTTGGGGAGGCCGTCGGGGAGAGGCGACGCCCCTCCCCTAGTTGCCGTTACTGAGCGGCGTAGGCCGACCCGTCATGGTTGATCACCACGATGCCGCTGTTCTGCAGCACCTTGGAACCGAAGAAGCCCGTGCAACGAGCCCACGAATAGTCCTGCTCGTCGTCGTAGCCGACGGGAGCCGAGATCTGGTCCTTGTCGAGCGCGTGGCCGACCGAGGACTTGTGGTACATGAAGCACTTCTCGGCGTTCGTGCCCTTGCCAGTCAGGCCGGGATGAACGATCCAGCACACGCCTGCCCACTGGAACATGGTCAGGATGCCGCCGGCGCCGTCGAACGGCTTGCGGCTCACGTAGTCGGCCGAGGCAAACTCGCGGGTCTGCATCAGGTAGGCTTCCGCGGCCGGCGAGATCACGCCGAACAGGTTGCCGTCCGCCGGGACGTTGTTGTTGCCGAGGATGACCTTGGCGTACATGGCCAGGTCCAGGGACATGGTCTGCGCCGCGCCAGTGTCGTTCGTGCCGGTCTCGAGCTGGGCGATGATGTCGCTGTCGATCTTGCGATTGATCACGGCCATCGTCGTCATCTGCATGATGCGGCGCTGATCGCCCTGCGACGCGAAGACGTTGAAGTTGGTCTTGCGGGCGAGATCGTGCCACTCGGCCAGGGTGGCCGTGAGCTGGGTCAGGTTGTCGGCGCGGGCCGGGATGAGGCCGTTGACGCCGCGGGTGGTGGCTTCTGCGCCGCCGCTGTCAGCGACGAGGAAGACTGCCGAATTGCCCTTGATGACGGCCTCGGTCGTTACCGTCTTGCGGAGCAGGGACTCGCGCTGTTCGAAGCCGGCGATGAATTCCTGCCGGTACTGTGTCTGGAAAGCCGTGTCGGCCATGGGTTGATCCTCGATGAAGGGGTTGGGAACCTCTCCGCATCGGGGTGTCCGCTCGTGCTCGTGGCCGGGGTTGCCCTAGAATGGGCGCCGGCACCGTTCGATCGGGGCCATAGCGTCGAAAGTGCGGTTAGGATAATCCCAACGCGCGCGGCCGCAAACTTTGGTCTCTATTGGTGTGGTGGTGGTCACTTCAGGACAGCGCGGGACGTGCCCGCGACGCGCCATTGATGGACCGCGAGGGCCGTTGCTGGGCTGTTGATGGAGCGGTGGCCTACCCTGAGCTCGGCGCCGCTGGGGCGGTAGATCAGGTGCCCCTGTAGATGCTTTAGCGGTCCGGCCCCGCAATGAGGGCCGGAGGTCGCGGGCAGGCATTGCGGCGTGCCGTTGACGGAGAATTGGTAGCAGGAGTGGGATTTTAACCCACGACCTCCAGGGTATGAACCTAGCGAGCTAACTGACTGCTCTATCCTGCGGCATGGAGATTATCGCAACCCGCCCGGCCGCGCAAGTCCCTCGCGCACCATCTCGTCGGCGTGCCGATCGTACTTGCTGGCCGCCGGCGCGGGCTCATTGTGATAGCTGCGATACCGCGTGATCAGCGCCAGGATCACATCGTAGTCGTGGCTGAGATCGCCGATCGACTGCTCGGAGCACGCCCATGTCGCGTCGTATGCGACGATGTCCAGGGGCTTGCCGTTCACGAGGTCGCGCTTGGATAGGTAGCCCATGGTGCAGTCCCACCATGGGCGCGTCTCCTGGCCTGCGTGGGCGGGCAGCGCGAGGCAGATGGCCAGCGCGGCGGCGATTGCGGTTTTCATAACGGCCTCCTGAGTCCCATGCGACGATTGCGCATCGCATGGGATTGTGGCTGTGTCTAGGCGGCGGCAGCCAGCCGGTCGCGCAGAGAGAAGCCCATGAGCGGCCACACCTGCCTGATCGCGTCCTCGTAGGCCAGGGTCTTGCCATACTCGGCGTCGAAGTTGTCCGGCGAGGCCGGCGCGGACTTGCCGATGACCGTAAAGCCGTTCTTCATCACCAGGATGCAGATCGAAAGCACCTTGAGCGGATCGACCACCGGCGCCGGCGGCGACATGCCGGACACAGCCTCGTCGGCGCGCAGATCGTAGCGGCAAGCGATCGCCGCCTTGATGTCATCCAGCGATACCCGCGGGGCCTTGTAGAGCGCGGCGCTGCGCCGCTCGACTTCTTCCATATGACTCATTGCGTTCTCCATTGAAATGGTGTGACAGGCGAGCCGAAGCCCGCCCGTCTGGGGTTTAACGCCGGCCCGCGCTGCGCTCCTGCGCGCGGGTAAGCTCGATGAACCGGTGCGCCATCTTCGTATCGCTGCGCCCGTCAATTGTAACTTTCTCGCCCTTGAAGTACGGGGAATTCTGATCGCCCATCATTTTGACAATGGACTCCAGCTCGGTGCCGATCGCCTGCTCGCTGTTGATGCCCGAGCCAGGGATGACCGTGGCCGACGGATTGACCTCACGCTGCATCCGGTTCGCCGCGCGGATGAACTCCGCATCGTTGAACAGGAGCATGCCCTTGTCGTCGCGCGCCGTCTGCAGGCGGGCATAGACCTCGGGCGGCATCTGCGACTGCCAGAACTCGGTGGCAATGCGGCTTTCGCGGCTCAGGTTGGCGCCCCACTCGGCCGACAGTTTGTCGAGGTTGGCCTTGCGATAGTCAGCATCCAGCTTGGCGTAGGCGTCAGCCTGGCCCTGCCGCTCATTGGCCCACCAGGTCAGCATGTCCTTGACGACACCCGGAGGCGTGTTCTTGGTGTGCGCGAACTTGGTGAAGCTGTCGACGACCGGCTTGGCGTCGTCGCCCCAGACGTGGCCGTCGGCGATGACCGTGTCATATCCCTCGGGCGCGTCCGGGATGCCGAGCTCCTCGCGGTATGCCTTGATCTGCTCGGGCGTGGCGTCGTCGGCGAGCGCAGCCGGCTTGGCCGCGGCGCCGGTGGAGATCTTCTTGCGCGCCTCGAACAGGCTGTCGAGCGCAGCCTTGGGCGAGGAGTATCGCTTGAGCTGGTTGAGCACCTTCTCGTCGGTGCCGGCGTACTTCTCGCGCCAGTCTTCCGGCCAGTCGCCGGCGACGACGGGCGTGTCTGGCGTGGCTGGCGGCGTGGCGGCGTGGCCATCGGCCGGCGGGGTGACGACAGCCGCGGGCGCTACGACTGCTGCCGGAGGCGTGACGACAGGCGCTACGACCGGCGTCTCGACCACTGCGGGCGCGACCACAGCGGCGGGGGCGACTACGACCGGTGCTACGACCGGGGAAGCATTATCGTCTGCGGGTGCCATAGGTCTCCTTGGGGGTTGCGGCCTTGAGTGCGTTCTTGGCCATGTAATCGGACAGGCTGGTGGAAAGTAGGGTCACGATGGTCAGGCCGACAAAGCGCCGGCCCTCGAAGAATGCAGACGCGGACGCATCGCCCGGCACGAACGTCTGGTCATAGGTCGCCGCGCCCTGCTTAATGATCCAATCCAGGGCGCGACGCTGTTGCTCGGGTGACGCAGCGCCTGCCGCCAGGGCCTGCAGCGCGGACAGGTCCGGGACGTCGTGGTCGCACCGGAAGTAGGGAGGGACTGCGGCCATGCTCAGGCGGCCCAGCCAAACAGCCAGCCGAGGCCGAGACAGCCGAACATCGTACCGGCCCACACGCGCAGCACCCACGTCTCGGCACCCTGCCAAGTCAGAAGAAAGTACATCCCGACAGCGCAGATAGATGCGAGGAAGCTAAGGCCGCTCAACACGGCGAGGATGATGGAGGCGGCCATGCTCAGGCCATCTGGAAGCCAGGCGACGCGGCGGACAGGTTGACCGCCGTGTTGCTGACCTTCTCTGCCGTCTCAGCGCCAGACTGCATGAGCGCCAGCATGCGCTCCTGGTCCTGCTTGGCGCGCGCGTTGGCGATCGACCGGTTGACCTCGTCTTCCGGCCGCATCCACTTCGCCGGCATCACGGCGCCCAGCACGTCGCGGGTCGCCTTCATGTCGTCGATGATCAGTGCCGCGCTCGGATCGCGCTGCATGGCGGCTGCGATGATGTTGCCGGCTTCGATGTACATGCCGGCCTTGGCCTTGTCGGCAGCGTCGCGCAGCGGCCCCTCGAACTCGAAGGACCATTGCGTGCCTCGCAGCGACTCGGGCATGGCACCCTGCATCTCGGGGCTGTTGCGGAACAGCAGCTCGTGCGTGTCCTCACAGAGCCAGCCATTGTAGTCGACCTCGACCGGCTCAAAGAGCGGCAGGGCGTTGCGGATATACTCCTGGACGCGCTGGCCGACCTCGTAGGCCGTCATGTCGGGACCGCCGACGGGCGGCAGGTCGAGCTTGTTGAGGAACATGGCGTCGCGCAGGCCGAGGCGGATGTCCCGCACCAGGTCGAGCGCGAAGCCCAGGCCGGTCTTGTCCTGCGTGATCGGGCGCAGAGCCTCGCCCAGCTTCTCGTCGTACTCCTCGGAGACCCACGTCCGGCCGCCGGCGTAGAGCGCGATGTCGGAGCGGATGACGTTCTCGGTGGCGATGACCGGCGGGTTGACCGCCTTCTCGCCCGCCTCGAGCAGCACTAGCGTCACGGACTGCAGCAGGCGCGCGTCAGGCAGCGCGGCGACCAGGGCGGCCGAATGCGCGTACTGGCTGCCGGATACCGTCTGCCACCGCGGGATCGCGTAGCCACGGATCCACTGGCCGCTCACCTCGAGCTCGCAGTTGTTGTCGACGTCGAACATGATCGACACCCACGGCTGCCGCATCTTGCGACCGCCTGGCATCTGCTCGTAGAGATCCGACGGCAGCACGCAGTGCCACACGTTGATCAGGTCGTAGGGCGTTTCCTTGAGCTTCTCCGTCACCTTGGGGTGGCAGGTCTTGGGGAACAGCCGGGACAGGTCGATCGCGGTCAGCTTGTCGCGCCGATAGACGGTGTCGATCTTGCCCGTGACGCCCTCGCACCATGCCACGTCGCGCAGGTGGCGCGTGCGGTACAGCATGTGCGGCGTGCCGCCATTGCGCGGGCGGTGCAGCTCGACCTGGATGCAGGCCTGGCCGAACGTGACGTAGTCGTGGTCCGCCTCGCGGCAGGCGCGCACGAAGGACGCATCCGGGTCATACATGGCGTTACGCATCAGGAGCGTGGACTGCTCCAGATACTGCTTGGCCTGCGTGTCCTCGTTCTGCGGCTGGCTGGTCTTCATCTTGAACCAGGGCTTGGCCGACGGCCGCAGCATGGCCGAGAAGGCGTTGCCCAGGTCACGCCGCGCCACGAGCGGGAACGACGTCATCAGGTCTTCGGCGAAGTCACCGGACAGCGGGGTGGCGCCCGTAAACGAGTCACGCTCGGGATAGAAGTTGCGGCGCAGCTCCTCGAAGTAGGCCATCAGGTTGCCGCGGTCGAACAGCTTGTTGCCCTGCTTCTTGAGCATGTCGATCAGGGGGCTGCCCTGCGTTGCGGAGGGATCAGCCATATCAGTCACCAGCCTTGCGGTGCTCGGGCATGAGCGCCGACAGAATTACGATCGCGGCCAGCCGCGGCGCACATACGAACGGATTGTAGGCCCACGGGCTGATCAAGCTGTGGTTCTTGCGGAGGAAATGAAACTGCCCCCAGGTCGGGGGCGTCGGCTTATCAGCAGCCATCACACAGCCTCGTATTCAGCAGAGAACGTCGTCTGCTCCATGGGATAAAAGCCCTCGTCCTTGACGATCCAGTCGCCAGGCCGAGCGACCACACGGCCGTCGCGGTTCTCGATCAGGATGCGGAAATAGTCTGCGCCTTCGACGAAGGCATAGCCCAGCCAGACGCGCATCTCGGCCAGGTTGGCGCCGGTCCACTGGCGGGCTTCGGTCACGACGGACTTGCGGCGGAAGATGGGCATCATTCGCCCTCGCCAAATCGAACGGCGGGAGTACGCCAAAATGAGTTGATGTCGACGTCGCGCCTGGTGTAATCCACGACCGCGCGCCACCACACGTTGCCCTCGGCCTCGCCGTCCTTGCCGAGCCAGAAGGCGTAGGGCACGTCGGCCAGACCGACGCCAAGGTCGGCCAGCGTCATCTCGCGATGGTCACGGCCAGCCAGATATGCGCTCACGCTCACGCTGTCATACGACGGCGGAACCGCCATGACCCACTCTCGGCCATACGGTGTATCTGCGCGCCTGATCATCACCCACTCCCCAGCGTGTCGTCGCCAATGATCGTGCTGGCGCGCGTCGTCTGCCGCGACCGCTGCTGCGCCACCTGCCGGATGGCCGCCTTGCGCTGCGCCATGGGATCAGGCACCGGCATGACCACGGGCTCAGGCGCTGGGTCCGGCAGCTTGGGCGTCTCAATCTGGGCCGGCCGAAAACTCAGCAGGTAGTCCGACAGCGACGGGGGCGCGGGAGGCGGCGTCTCGCTGAGCGGAGGCGGAGGAGCCGGATCGGGCGGACGGTTCACCCATGGCTTGTTGCTGCCACCACCACCGCCGCCGCCTAGCATGCTACCCATTGTCTATCTCCTGCTTCCGCTGCTGCGACGTGCTGCCTGATGGCCGAGGATCACCTCTGGCCGCTTGCGAGACATGGCGGCGAACCCGCCCTGAAGGTTGGCCGTCTTGATGCCGCCAGACCACGCCATGACGACCGCGTCGCCCTTGTTGGGGGACCGGCCGAGCTTGGCGCAGACGTCCTCCTTGGACTCCAGCTTGATGCAGAGGCCGCCCTTGTAGGACACCGTCTGCTTGATGGGAGCGGCCAGGTCGGCCATGAGCTCGGGGTCGGGCGGCAGCATGATGGGCGAGCCGCCAGGCTGGTCGGGGTCGAGCGCCTCACGGAAGCGCCAGATGACCTCGCTCCGCTTGTTGAAGAACGTGAGCTGCCTGTCCTTGGTGCGCCCAGACGAGCCGCCGGCGCCCTTGTGGCCCTCGACCTCGCAGTTGTTGCTCGACAGGTGCTCGAGGATGCCGCCACCGTAGCCACCGCCCAGGTCGACGATGACCCGCGCGTTGTCGCGACGATGGCTGACCACGATGCCAGCCTGATAGGTGCCCAGCCGATCGACAGGGATGGTGTTGCCCGGCGTCTCGATCATGGGCGCGAACCAGCCATCGTGCCGCGGTGCGATGACCATGGGATCGTTGCCGCCACCGGAGGCGTCGACACCCATGGCGCACATCGGCACGCCGGCGGGAGGCCGCGGGGTCCAACGCTTCTGCGCCTCGCGGATCCAGGCCGTGGGGATGACCTGGTCGACCGCGTCCTGCAGGCCGGCGCCGAAGTCGCCATAGAGCAATTGCGACCGCGTGGGCTCGGGCAGCGACTGAAGCTGCGCGCGGTACTCGGGCGTGTCGCGGAAGGGATTGTCCGACAGGCTGGCCGGGATGAACGTGTAGGACTTGGCCGTGTAGGTCTCGCCGGTGATCTCGTACTCGCCCGGCCCGTCGACCCACACCAGCTTGCTCTGCCCGCTCTCGGTCACGTAGACCGCCCAGCGGAGCTCGCCGGGGGATGCCTTGTTGCCGAACGTCTCGTCCAGCCAAGGCGCGAACCACTTGAGCAGCCACTGGCCATCGCTCGATCGCGGCGGATTGCTGCCCAGGATGACGCGCGTGCGCTTGCCTGGAGGGGCGCGCAGCCATGCGGCCAGCGATGCCACCTGCGACTCGAGGAACTCGCCAGCCTCGTCGAACGCCATGTAGTCGCGCTCGCGGCCAGCGTGGCCCATCCAGTCGTCTGCGTCCTTCATGCCGGCCAGTTTCAGCGTCTTACCGTCCGGCCACGTCCACTCGAGATCCTGGCCATTGAAGCGCCCGGCCGAACCGATCAGCTTCTTGCCCTCTTTCTCGAGGCCGTCGGTCTGCGTGCGCTCCCGGCGGAAGATGATGGCGCTATCGGCACGGTTGATGGCCCAGCCCAGCTCGAGCATGGTCTTGCCGCCGCCAGCCTGGCCACCGTAGAGCAGCACGTCCGCAGCGGACAGGTAGGCATCCGTCTGCGGGCCGGTGTTGGGCACGAACTGCATGCCCTTGGTGGCCTGCTTGGCCATGTCAGCCACCGCCGCCTGCTCGGCAGCAGGCATCGCGAGGAAGCGCGCGATGATGCCGTCGAGCAGGTTGGGAGCGGTGGCGGTCGTCATGGGTGGCTAGCTGGCCTTCTTGGTGGATTTGGGCTTGGCAGTTGCATCGGCCAGCGCGGCTTCTGCATTGGCCAGCTCGTGCTCTGTCTCGGCCAGCGCGGACGCCGACACAGCCAGCGCCTCGTCAGCCTCGACGAGTGCCGCCTCGAGAACGCCGATCGTGGCGTTCGCCTGGGCCGTCACGGCCAAGACGCCATCCTTCACGGCCACAAGCTCCGACTGCAGGCCACGCACCATCGCATGAAGCGATGCCACGTCGGCCGGGAGCTCGACTTCACGGGTCCCAGACATGCCCTTAGCCGACCGTCAGCCAGAACAGGTCGTTGCGGACGCTGTTGCTGCCCGAGGACACCGACCACGTCGCCTTAACCGAAATAACCACCGCAGCGGTCGTGTCGATCGCGGTCGAAGCCGTCAGCTCCTCGACGCAGGAAGCCGTCGCCGAGGCCGCAGGGACCTTGGTGTGGCTGGAGTTGGCGACGAACGTGCCGGCCGCGCCGATCGTGCGGATGGCGACACTCGCCTCACCGGAGAACATGGCGTTGTTGGCCACGTCGGTCGCCACGCCGGTCGCAACCGCGGCGGCGTTCACGTATGCCTTGATCAGCAGCGTGTCGGTCGAGTTGGTCGACGTGGCGATGCCCTGCCAGCCGAACTTGATCAGCGAGCCGGCGCGGAGGTAGCCGGCCGGGATCGAGAAGCTGGCGTTGCTGAAGGCGGTCTCGACGATGGTGGCCGAGATGGCGCTGGAGGCTGCAGCAGCGTTGGCCACCAGGACGGGATGGTTGCCGTCCCACTTGCCGTTGACGAGATTGCCATCGTCGTCGAGGCCCAGGCGGCGGCCGTAGAGGGACGTGAGGATTTTCTTAGCGAAAGCCATTGGTATCTCCAGTTGCTAGGGTTGCTTGGGTTGCTTTGTCGGAGAGGGAGCGGGTTGCTCCGGTGTTGCCCCGCTTTGTGCGAAGGCGAACGCGATGCGACGCGCCATCTCGATCGGGGAGACGGGGACGTCGTTTTCGTCGACCATCTTGGTCGTGGTCTCGAGTTTGTCGCCGTAGAGCTTGGGCAGCATCTTGCTCAGGAGCCACTTGCGCGTGTCGACGCGGAGGCGTGAGCGGGCGATCCACTCGCCGTTCTGGCGGGGCGAACCGTCCTCGTTGGCCAGCGAGTCGTTGACGGTGTCGTCGGCAATCTCGAGCAGGTCGTCGGCGAGGTGCTGGTAGCCAATCTGCCTGGCAGAACCATATTGTTCAGAAAATGTCGGATTGGTCTTCGCCCAGGTCAGCACCGTGGCAGCCACCGGCAAGCCTGGGTCACGGCAAATGGCACGCAACGACTCGCCCGCCGCCAGGCGTTCGCAGATCGTTGCCGCGATCTCGTCGGTGTAGACCGACGGGCGGCCGTGAGGAAGTTTCGGGGCTGTTGCCATGTGCGCGCGAGGATAATCCCTACGCGCCACCCGCCTCGCATTTGGCGTCTATTGCCGGACAGCCACCGCGCGCAGTCCAGCCCGTCCATTCCCCGCCGACGGCGCGCATGCGGCGCAGCTTGGGATCCTTGCCGACCTCTTTCGTTTCCTTGAGCTCGACCTCGATGAGACCGCGGTCGACCATGCCCGAGAGGTAATCCCAGATGCGGCGACGTGGCATTGCGGTCCACTCGCGGATCTCGCGAATGGTGGGGCACGGCCCGCCGATGGAGTGCTTGATCATCAGGAGGATGGCGTTGTCGAGCGCCGTGAACGGGCGGAGCGACCGCGGGACGATCGGGGGACGCATCACTCGGCTCCCTGGCAGCGGCTGGCTGTGGCGCCGACCTCGATCTCGATCGCGGCGAGCTCGTCGTGGCCGAGGGTGTCGAACATCTCGCCGACGACCGCCTTGTCGTCGTCCAGCTCGTCGGAGCACAGGCGGATGCTGGCTTGCCGGCGGTGGCGGTAGTACCCGCGCATCAATGCACCGCCTGGCTGGTTGTGTCCGGCATCAGCCGGCCGGCAGTGGCACCGAGCATGATCCGCTCGGCTGCGATCGCGGCATCCACGGCCATGGCGATCAGATCGAAAATCGAAACGGGCGAGGCGTCGAGACCGGCCGCGCCGTAGTAGTTGGTTTGCGAGCTGCCCTGGATGTCGGGACCGAGGCTGTACGAGTTGTGGACGCCGAGCGCGTATGGCTGGCCGAAGGGTTCGCGGCGTATGGGGTTCCAGAAGATTTCGATTTCCAAGGGGTGCTCCTCGTCTTCGCCAAGTTGCACCCTGATAGAAAATTTGGAAAAACGCAACGACTATTTCCTTCCTCTCTTCCCCCTTCCTTCCCCCTGCTAAAAAGCATGGTCACGAACTCTAACCCTTTGGTATTCCTCTATATATTACTCTCTTCCTCTAAATTATAAGAATATTAAAGAGGTATAGAGAGTGTATATAGGAATATTGGGGTTATATACATAATTACGAATGCTCCAAAGTTTGCCAAAAAAGGGGGAAGAGGGGGAATGTGACAGTATCGTTTGTTTTCAATGTGTTAATAGCGCCGACATAAATAAGGCCTTCCCCCTGTCCTGTGGATAACTACGAAAAAGGGGAAGGATTGCGATTTTCGCCATTTGGCGCTTGCGCATTTCCCAACGCCGTGAGTATATACACGGGCCGGCCAGACAAGGCCGACATGGGGAAATCCAAATGCCTTCACAGCCTCCGTCACCGTCGGAAATCGCAACGGCCGCCCTCGACGAGATGCGCAAGATCGGCGCCTCGGCAGCGGATCATGCAGCCAAAGCCCGCATGCTGGGATCGGAAGCCTGCCTCCGCCTACTAGCCAGCGGCATGAGCCAGACGCGCCTGGCTGACCTCCTGGAGACGACGCAGGCCACCATCAGCCTAGTGGTCAACGTGAGCCCCAGGGCCAGCCGCAGGGTCGTTCGCGACGCCGTCCGGGTGGCAGCGATCGTCGGCGTGGTGCCGGCTGCAGACCTCGAGACGGTGGTCGCCAACGTCATCGAGGGGCCGATGCCCAGCAAGCAGCGCGGGCGGTCGGTGATATGAGCGCCGTGAGAGAGACGCTCATGGCGGTGGCCGAGCGGTGCGAGCGGGAGGAGCCGAGCCAGACGCTGGACTTCGACATCTTGGATGCGCTCACGCCCCCAGCAACGCCTTGGAAGTACAAGCCCTACACCACCAGCCTTGATGCTGCCGTGACGCTCGTGCCGGCGGGATGGTCGTTTTTCCTCGGCCTCTCTGAGAACGGTCGACACGCACAAGTTACGCTCGGCCGATCACATCCCACGAACCGCACGGTTATTCAGGAGGGCAGGTCTCTGCCTCTCGCCCTCTGCGCCGCCGCCCTTCGCGCGAAGGCCGCCCAATGACCACCTCCAATTCCTACCGCCCCCAGCTTCGCCGCCTGGCCGCGCGCGTGGTCGCCGACGAGCTCGGCACCTACACGCCCGACGCCACCAAGGACGAGCGCGTTGGCCGGCTGGCCGCGTGGCTGCGCATTCCCCGCGAGACGCTGTGCCGGGTCTGGATGGACGACCGCCGGCTCAACACCAGCCGGTACGCCGGCATCGTCCTCACTAGGTTCCACGGCAGGAGGCCCTCAGCATGACCGACCGCGATCAGGACAACGACTACGCTGCGTCCGCCGACGACTACGTGCGTGCCTTCGTGCGCTGGGGCTGCCTGGTGGCGGTCATCTGCACCGGCCTGCTGATGGCCCAGGGATGGCAGCCATGATCCCCTTCACCTTCGGAACCATGTGCGGCGCCTCGCTGGCGTGCGGCAATCTCGGCGCGGCGATCGTCTTCGCGCTGATCGGACTGGCGGCCCATGTGGGCATCAGCATGACGAGGATGGCGAAATGATCACCTGGACCCGCATCACCAAAGAGCGCGCAGCGCCTGTCCGCCTGCAGCACGCAGACCACATCGGCACCCGCGACGGAGCCGAGGTCGCCTTCATCACCCGCCGCCTCGACGGTCGCTGGGTTCTGTGGCTGCCGGAGACCACTGGATGGGCAGAGGTTGGCAACCTCCGGTCGCTGGTTCAGCTCAAGGGGCTGGCCGAGACGGCGCCTGCTCCGCGGATGGCGGTGGCAGCGTGACGCCACTGCCACCCGGGCCGTTCGGAGTCGTGCTCGCGGACCCGCCCTGGTCGTTCAAGACCTGGAGCGGCAAGACCGGGACGCCACATCGCACCGCCGAGGACCATTACAGCACCGTCGGCCATACCAGCCTAGCCGCCATCCCCGTCTCGACGATCGTTGCCAAGGACGCCGTCCTGTTCATGTGGACCGTCGACAGCCACGTCGACCAGGCGATTGACCTCGCCAAGGCGTGGGGCTTCGGCTTCAAGACGATCGCCTTCGTCTGGGTCAAGACGGCGAAGAACGGTCAGCCGCGTATCGGCATGGGCTACTGGACCCGCAAGAGCGCCGAGGTCTGCCTCATGTTCACACGCGGCAAGCCGAAGCGTCTCGATAAGGGCGTGCGCGAAGTCATCATGGCACCCCGCCGCGAACACAGCCGCAAGCCGGACGAGCAGTATGGCCTGATCGAGCGCCTCGTCGCCGGCCCCTATGTCGAGCTGTTCGCGCGCCAGTCCCGCCCCGGCTGGGAGTCATGGGGCAACCAGTCGACCAAATTCGACGAGCAGCAGGTGGCAGCGTGAAGGACTACCCGGCCCTCGAGGCTCAGATCCGCCGCGCCCGCACCGCCACGCGCGGCAAACTCGCCCACCTGGCCACGCTCCGCCGCATGCGGCTGGAGTCCATGAAGCGCGAGATCAAGCGCCGGCTGGCCCAGGCGGCACAGCCCAGCCCATGAAATCCCCCACCCACCAGGCAGCCGAAGCCTACGCCAAGCGCGGCATCGCCGTCTTCCCGATCGTGGCCGCCGACACGTTCAAGCGCCCGGCGACCGACCACGGCCTGCTCGACGCGACGACCGACCTCACCAAGATCTCCGCCTGGTGGTCGAGCCGTCCTGACTTCAACGTCGGCATCCCGACCGGTGCGGCTGCCACCTTCGTCGTGGTCGACGTCGACGGACCCGAGGGTGCGGCCAGCCTGGCAGCCATGGAAGCCGAGCACGGCGCCCTGCCGGAGACGCCCGAGCAGACGACAGCCCGCGGTCGGCACATCTGCTTCGCCTACGACCCCGAGCGGCCCATCCGCAACAGCGCCAGCCGCCACCCGCGCTATGGCGCCGACCCCCGCGCCAAGATCGACGTCCGCGGCGACGGCGGCTATATCGTCGCCGCCCCGTCGAAGCACGCCAGCGGCGCCGTCTATGCCTGGCACGCCGAGCGCCGGCCGAGCAAGATGCCCTTCGCCGCCATGCCGGAGTGGCTGCGCGCGATCCTGGAGTGGAAGCCATCCCAGGCCCCGAAACTGGCCGTGGTCCCGTCCGCCCCGCGCGCGCCGGTGCAGCCCGGCAGCAAGTTGATCTCAGCCTATGGTGAGGCGGCACTGCGCGACGAGTGCCACAAGATCACGACCAGCACGCCCGGCAACCAGGAGGTCACGCTCAATACCTCCGCCTTCGTCATCGGCAGCCTGGTTGGCGGCGGCGAGATCACCGAGAGCATCGCCCGCGCGGCCCTGGTCGACGCAGCCATGGCGATCGCCCGCGACTGGACCGTCACCGACATCAGTGAGAAGGTCGAGCGCGCGATGTCGGCCGGCATGCTGTCGCCCCGCTCCGCTCCCGAGCCGACGCGCACCGCCCGCCCGCAGCGCCCGGCGCCGGCGGCCATCACCACCCAGCAGGCCGAGACGGCGACGATCGTCGACATCCGCCAGCCGGACAAAGGCTATGGCGCCGACGATGCATGGGAGCGCGAGCTCATCCGCAAGGACGACGGCGGCTCGATCGCCAACAAGTACAAGAACGCGCTCATCCTGCTGATCAACCACCCCGACCTGCGTGGCGTCTTCGGCTTCAACATGTTCTCCCGCAGCGTTGTCATCTGCCGGCGCCCGCATTGGGACGAGGACGACGGGACGGAATGGGAGCAGCGCAGCCTCACCGACCGGGACGTGGCATGGGCCACCGCCTGGCTTGAGACCAAGGGCGTGTCCAAGCCGACGGCGACCATCCACGGCGCCTGCGAGACCGCCGCCTACGCCAACCCGTTCAACCCGGCAGCCGACTGGCTGTGTGACCTGAAATGGGATGGCAGCCAGCGCCTGTCCGGCTGGCTCACCCACTACATGGGCGCCGACCCCAGCCCGTACGTCAGCGCCGTCGGACGCAAATGGTTGATCGGCGCCGTGGCGCGCGTTCTCAGCCCCGGCTGCAAGATGGACACCATGCTGATCCTCGAGGGACACCAGGGACTCGGCAAGAGCAAGGCGCTCAAGATCCTCGGCACCTTCGGCCGCGCCTCCTATTTCACCGACGAGATCAGCGACATCGGCAGCAAGGACGCCGCGATGCAACTTCAGGGCGTCGTGATCGTCGAGCTCGCCGAGTTGTCCGGTCTCGAGAAGGATGTCAACGCGCTCAAGGCGTGGCTCACCCGCACGACCGACCGCTACCGCCCGCCCTATGGCCGCGCGCTCATCGAGGCGCCGCGCCAGTGCATCCTCGGCGGCAGCTACAACCCGGACGGCGGCGGCTACATGCGCGACAGCACGGGCGCCCGCCGCTTCTGGCCGGTGCTGGTCAAGTCCTGCGACCACGAGAGCCTGGCCAAGGACCAGCCGCAGCTATGGGCCGAGGCTGTCGCCGCCTACCGCAACAAGGAGTCGTGGTGGCTGGACGACGACGAGGTCATCGCCGAGTCCCAGGTCGAGCAGGACAACCGCTACGAGGACGACGCCTGGTCGGCGACGATCGACGAGCACATCGCCCGGCTCGCCCAGGTCACGACGGCCAGCATCATGGGGGAGGCGTGCCTATCACTGCCGTCCGCCCACAGGAACCAGAGCACCGCCAGCCGCATCGCCAAGCACCTCAAGCGCCGCGGCTGGTCGCGTACCAAGCGGTACGACCACGCCCTCAAGACGTCGGCGTGGGTATTTGTGAAGCCCAACACGGACGGTATTTTTTAACCAAAGGAGAGACAGATGGCTGGCACAGTGAACAAGGTGATCATTCTTGGGCGGCTCGGGCGCGACCCCGAGATCAAGACCACCAACCAGGGTCTCAAGTTTGCGAACATGAGCGTCGCGACGTCGGAGACCTGGCGCGACAAGAACACCCAGGAGCGCAAGGAGAAGACCGAGTGGCATCGCGTGGTCTGCTTCAACGACAAGCTGGCCGAGATCATCGAGAAGTATGTCCACAAGGGCAGCATGATCTACATCGAGGGGCAGCTCACGACGCGCAAGTGGACGGACCAGGCTGGCGTCGAGAAGTATTCGACCGAGATCGTCATGCCGAAGTTTGGCGGGCAGTTGACGCTGCTCGACAAGCCGCCCGGCGAGAGCGGCGGAAGCACCGGCGCACCGGCCGGTGGCCAGAAGGTCGACGACGAGATCCCGTACTAGCCATGCCCAGCAAAACCCACCCGATGACCGCAGCCGTCATCGAGAAGGCCGAGCCCGACGAGCCCATGTTCGTCCTGCTCGGCCGGGACCGCGTCGCCGCCAAGCTCGTCAAGGATTGGGCGGACTTCCGGTTTCGGAGATTGCCGAACTTCGGGATGGACGATCCCGAGGAGATGGCCCAGATCGCCGACGCGCTGGCGTGCGCCAAGGAGATGGAGGCCTACGCCGATCGACGGCAGCAGGTGGCAAACTACGAGCGCATCGCGGCGGAGAAGGCTGCGGTGCTCGAGGCGGCGCTGGCTGCTGCGTTGGCCGAGGAGGTTGCGGAGACGCTCACGGTCGGACTGCAGGAGGCAGCATGACCGCGATCTTCGTCACCGTCTGGCTGCTATTCGGCTCGACCTACCCCGAGCGCAGCTCCATCCCCCTTGTGGTGTCGGTCCCCAACATCGCCAACGAGGCGTCCTGCCACACGCTGGCCGTCTCCCTCGGCCTGGCACTGAGCCGCTACCAGTGCCGCAAGTACGAGGCCGTCATCGGCACGACCGACCATCCGCGGCCGCACGTCAGCGGCTAGCCACCAACGCCAACGCCTCGCCATCCGATCGCGCAACGCCGGCAATCCCGCCGGCGGCTGCCACGGTGGCGAGGAAGTGCTTTTGCTCCTCGGCCCTCTTACCGGTCGCAGTCTTGACCTCGATCGCCAGGAACACGGCGACCTTCTTGCCGACCATGTCCGGCGTGATCACGGTCGGCACCCAGCCGATCAGATCCGATGATCCATTGCAAAGGCCGTACTTGACGTAAGACCCGTCAGGCGTTTTCCACGCCCCGACATTGTTGCGGAACACCCGTGCCTTCACTTTCGACACGGCCAGCATGATGCCGTGCATGATCGGGGTCTCAGTTTGCATCTATCGCGCCTTCCCGTGTGCAACTCTCGAAGTGTAGACGTGCGCAGCCCAGGCTGCAGGGTTGCGGAAATTTCTCCGCCGCCCCAACTCGATCAGCTCCTCGATCGTCCGCGCCTGCGCCTGCTCCATCTTCGTCTGCTTCCTTGCCGCCACGACATCAATCTCGACCAGGTCCCCCTCGACCTGCCGAACCTCGCGCGGCGCCCCGTCGTAGACGTGCCCGCACTCAGGGCACGATGGCCGGATAGGATGGACGTGATAACACTTCGGACACTGCCGGATGTTCGACGGCGACTGCTCGCCCTTCTTTTTCTTGGCGCGGCCGGCGAGCTGCCATTCGCGCTCGTCGTCGGGCAGGCCGTGGCGCAGAAGGTTGCCGGCATGGTCGAGGATCAGGGCATGTGGCTTGCCGGGTGCTGGGCGGAGAGCGCGGCCAACTTGCTGCATGTAGAGAGACAGTGACTTGGTCGGGCGCAGGAGGATCGACACCTCGAGCGACGGAAGGTCGAAGCCCTCGCCCATCAGGTCTACATTGCATAGCACTCTAATGTCACCATTGCGGAAGGCGCGGATAGCTTCCTTGCGTTCCCCCGCCGGCGTTTTTCCATCCAGATGCCAAGCAACAATGCCAGCCTCGCGGAACGATGCCGCGACATGCTGACTGTGTTCGATGCTCGCGCAAAATGCGACGGCGGTCTTACCCCTCGCCAGCCGCTGGTAGTGCGCGATCGCATCGCCCGTCACGCTCGGCTTGTCCATCTTAGCCGCCGACTCCGAGCGCACATAGTCGCCCATCGACGTCCCGACGCCGGTCAGGTCAGGCGCGGACGGCGCATAGGCTTTGTACTCGCAGAGGAACCCCTGGTCGATCAGCCAGGCGGTCGACGGTCCAGGCACCATGTAACTGAACGCGCCGTCGAGCCCCTTCCCGTCCAGCCGCTCGGGCGTTGCGGAAAGCCCGACATGCTTTGCGCCGGGATAGGCCGCCTTGACTTTCTTCCAGCCGGCCGCGGCGACGTGGTGCGCCTCGTCCATGATGAAGAACCGCGGCGCCTCTACCTTGTCGATCCGAAACTTGAGAGTGTCGATCGACACAATCTGGATCCGCTCGAGAGGGCGCGGCGCGATGCCTGGAGCGATCACGCCGTAGGGGATGCCGACCTTGTCGAACGTCGCCATGGTCTGGTCGATGAGCTCGCGCCGGTGGACAGAGAAGAACGACCGGTGCCCCTTCTCTGCTGCGTTGCCGATCATCTTTGCGCCGATGGCGGTCTTGCCAGCGCCGGTCGGCAACTGGATCAGTACGGAGTCGTGCGAGCGCAGCGCCAGCCGCGTCTCGGATATGATGTCTTCCTGGTACGGGCGCAGGGTGAAGGTCACGGAAGCAGGGCCGCGTCGATCATGTCGGGCCAAATATCCTCGGCGCCGAGTTGTTCCATTCCCGCCGCTAGCATCGCCTCGGTCGGCTCGCGCATTGCCTCTATGACGGCGCGAGCCTTGCCGAAATAGTGCTTCTTAGAATTCACCGTCCACCAGAACGTGGACCAGTCAACTTCGCAATTGGCTTCGACCGCATACAGCGCCCTAGCCACCCGCTCCACCATCTCGCTCACGCCCTCACCTCCAGCGCATGCAACATCACCACCCGCAGCCTCTGCTCGATCATGCTCCCGCACCGCGCGGCACCACGATGCTCGCCTCGCCCGCCCTTGCTGCGCACCACTCGCCGCCACCCCTGCTCGCGCGCCATCCTCGACAGGCTGTCGACCGGGATGCCGTAGGCTTCGGCGAGATCGCCGTTGGTGACAAGGCCGGCGCGAAAGAATGCGGCGACCTCGGGAAGATGCCGGTCATGCTTGCCGGCGCGCTTCCATCCATTGCTTCGCGCCAGATGCATGAGCGTCTCTCGGCCCAGCCCATACTTGGCGGCCACTGCGTCAATCGACAGCACCGCCTCCATGTAGTCGTCGGCGAGGTCTTCGCTCCAGACGTAACCTCTAGGCATCGTCCACTCCCCTTCTGCACGGATGACGCGAGCAAACCCGGTTAACGATTTGGCGGCATTGCGAGAAACGCATTCCTGCCAACCTCTCCGGCGCCGCGACATACCATCATACGACAAAAGCGAATGTAGCGAAAATCACAATGATATCAATCTTTTAATTGTCACGGCAAACGCAACTCCACGGGTTGACTTGCTGTTGAGATAGCCCCAAGGGTGGCACTAGGCATTCGGACTAGGTCAATATTGAACAGGTTGGGGTTATGAAGAAATCAGTCCGCGCCCGGTCGGCGCACACGTCAGAGATCAATGAACAGTGGTTTAGAGCCGCAATCAAAGATTGTGGAAGGTCGCAAGCAGACCTCTCTGGACAATTGGGAATAACTCCAGCACAAGTCTCCAAGTTGTTACAGGGAGCGAGACGGGTGCAACTTCACGAAGTGCCTACTATTGCGAAGTTCTTGGGCAAGACAAATGCGGAAGTGATTATAAACCTAGGCGTGAAGTTGGAAGGTGGAGGTGCTGGCGGTCCAATGGCTAGTACCACAACGGTCCCGCTGGTCGGCCACATCGAGGAAGACGGCACTGCCGACATCGACCTCGACCAGCCAGTCAGGATGATCGACGCGCCGGCTCGAGTACCACCCGGCACGGTTGCGATTGCGGCAACCTCGTCGCATCACAACGCTTCTAACCTGATCATCGGCGGGACGTTCTTTGTCCAGATCACCGACCGCCTGGAGCCATCGGCGATCGGCCGCCTGTCGCTGGTGCGGCTGGAGAAAGGGCCGTGGTTGCTGCGCACGATCAAGCCGTCGATCGAGCACGACACCTATGACCTGATCGGCCCGTCAGGCACGATGGAAGGCCAGCGCGTCATCGCCGGATCCCCGGTGCTGCTGATCAGGCCGTAGCAAAATTGTGATTGACTAAAGGTCACACATTGATAAAACCCCAAGTGTCAGCCCAGACACATGGGGAAAATACCAATGACATCTCCTCTCTATTTCGTCGTCGACGATCGGGTAATGAAGCACAGCCCTGAGAATCTCAGCGGCATCCCGGTGTGCGTCGCATCTCCTGGCATCAAGTCGGATGACCTGGCCGCCGCGCTCAACGATCGCCAGTTTCTTCTTTCGATCATGGACGGTTGGCTTTCCAAGATGAAGGAACGCACCGAGCTCGGCAAATAATCTGGGGATAATCATTATAATTGATTATAACCCATTGACATTATCCCAAGCATCGCTAAATTCCCAATTGTCGAAACGGACACATGGGGATTTGAGATGGCTACCGCACCGACCACCACCACCTACCACCTGATCGTCGACTGCCGCCCGGCCTACCGCTTCGAGATTCTGCGCACGACGGACGACTACGACACGCTCGAGGACCTGGTCCGCGCCGCCGCTGACTATCAGGCGGGCGAGCTCCGGGGCGAGGTTGTCGGCGCCTACTCTCTCACCTTCAGCGGCCGCTTCCTCCTGTATCCCGCGTCGATCGACCGGCTGGGCGCCATGATCGCGGAGGATCTCCGCGCACGCCCCGAGTGGGTCCGCAACCAAAGCATCTATGCGAGGCAGGACGCCCGCCGCGAGCGCGCCTCTTAGTTCGCCTGGACGGTATCGAAAAACGCAACGCAATCATACGGATAGGGATTAGGACAATGTCTGACGTAGCCACCCACATCGAGCCCGACGCCGCCCTGGCGCCCGCCCTCGACCCGCGCAGCCCGGCCCCCGGCATCTACCAGATGGAGGCCGACGCCTACCACGCGACCGACGCCATCTCTAAGTCCGGCCTCTGGACGATCCACAAGAAGACGCCCCTGCATTATCGCTACGGCGATCGCAAGGAGACCGACGCCCAGACGTTCGGCTCTGCCGCGCACACCGCCGTCCTCGAGCCCGGCCTGTTCGAGACCCGCTTCTACCGCGGACCCGACAACCGCCGCGGCAACGCATGGAAGGCCGCCAAGGAGCTTGCCGACCAGACAGGCCGCGAGGCGCTGACAGAGGACGACTACGACGACGCGCTCCGCCTGCGCGACGCCCTGCAGAAGAACGAGATCGTCCGCCGCCTCACCGCCGGCACCCCGTCGATCGAGCAGTCGGCATTCTGGAACGATCCCAAGACGGGCGAGCTCTGCCGGGTGCGGCCGGACATCTACAACCACGACATCAACGTCATGGCCGACCTCAAGTCGACGACCGACGCGCGGGCCAAGGAGTGGCTGCACAACAGCGCGATCAAGCATGGCTATCACATGCAGGACGCCTTCTACACGGCCGGTTGGCAGCGCGCCGGCGGCGGCTCGGTCGACGCCTTCCTGTTCATCGTGGTGGAGCGGGACGCGCCGTTCGCCTCGTGCGTCTACGAGTTCCCAGAGCCGGTCAAGAAGCTGGGCCGCGATCTCGTGCGCTCCAGCCTCGACCGGTTCCATGAGTGCAAGAAGACCGGCGTCTGGCCAGCCTACGACAGCGGCGTGGTCGAGCTTGCGTTCCCCGATTGGGCCATGCGCGAAGGCGAGGAGGCCGTTGCGATGGCCGCCGAGCTTGGCGCTGGCCGCGTTCACTGAGCCACACACACCACCACCACCAGGAGAAGAACATGACCGACACCACCACCGTCCCCGAAGCCAAGCCCAAGAGCCGCATGCTCGTCGTCTGCGAGAACATCCAGGCGATGACCCCCAAGTTCCAGGCCGCCCTTCCCGCGCACATCCCGCCGGAGAAGTTCGTCCGCACCGTGCTCACCACGCTGCAGCTCAACCCGGACATCGCCAACGAGTGCGACGCCCAGAGCATCTACAACGAGTGCGTCAAGGCCGCCGCCGACGGCTTGATCATCGACGGGCGCGAAGCCGCCCTGGTCAAGTACAAGGTCAAAAAGAAGGTTGATGGCGTCGAGAAATATATCGACGCCGCCAAGTACATGCCGATGGTCGCCGGCCTGATGAAGAAGGCCCGCAACAGCGGCGAGATCAGCAGTATCGTCGGCCGGTGCGTATATACCAACGACAAGTTCCACGTCGTCTTTGGCGACGAGGAGAAACTGACGCACGAGCCCTGCCTCGACTCCGACCCCGGCGCCCTGCGGCTCGCCTACATGGTGGCCAAGCTGAAGGACGGCACGATCATCCGCCACGTGATGACCAAGTCCCAGATCGAGAAGCGCAAGGCGGCCAGTAAGTCCAAGGACAGTGGCCCGTGGAAGTCATGGGAAGACGACATGTGGATCAAGACCGTGCTGCGCGGCGGATCCAAGTTCCTGCCTGCCTCCAGCGATCGCGGCGGCTTCTCCGAGCTCGTGGAGCGCGACGACGATCTCTATGACGTGGACGGCGAGCCGACCACCGGCCAGCCCGACGCCAGCCCCGCTCCCGCGCGCACCCGCAGCCAGCGTCCCCGCGGCGCCAGCCAGACCATCATCGACGCAGCAGCAGAGCCGGCCGCCCAGCCTGGCGTGACGGACGTCGAGACGATCGACCAGGAGACGGGCGAGGTCACGACGGGCAAGGTCGACGACGACCTCGGTATGCCGGCCGCGCTCCGCCGCAACCAGGACCCGCCGCCGCCCACCCCCGACGACGTGATCTAGGGAGCCGGCAGCCATGACCGCCCGCCCCACAGACTTCACCCCAGCGAGCCTCGCCGCCCGCTGGGGGCTGCACATCGGCACCCTGGCCAACTGGCGCGCCCAGGCGGCCGGACCGCCCTACGTCAAGCGCGGCAAGGCCCGCACGAGCAAGGTGGTCTATCCGGTCGGCTCGACCCTGCGGTGGGGCCGGGAGAACGGATACGAGACCGGCCGCGTGGCGGTAGCAGAGGGAGTCGGAGCATGACCCGCGACAGCAGCGCCCTCGCCGCCCTCCTCCTGCGGCTGGCCGCCACGTACACGGCGCGCGACCCCAAGGGCATCGGCCGCCGCGTCAAGCCTGGCGCGCTCGACGTTGAGCGGCTGGTGCTGGCCGGCAGTCTCACCTCTGCTACCCGCCGCCCGGTGTCACCGTGACCGCCGGCCCCTGGCACAGCATCGCAGCTTTCGAGGCATGGTGGCGGGCCAACGTCATCGCCTTCAACCGGCTATCCGTGACCGACCCGCTGGAATGGGAACGCGTAGCGGCCAAGGTCGAGGCGTTCCAGGCACGTCGGCAGAAGGACTCCATCACATGACTAAGGGACAAGAAGACCTCAAGCCGACCGCCGACGAAATCAAGGTCGCAGCCAAGGCGATTCACGCGCTCGATGTTGATTGGTTCGGCGTCTTTGCATGGAACATTATCGACCCCCAGGAACGCGCTGCGTATCGAAAAATGGCGTTCGCAGCTCTCTCCTCTACCCGTGGGAGGAGGACATGAGCGACAAGATCACAGCCCTACGCGCCCGCGTGGCGATGCTGGAGGAAATCTTGGACGAGACGCTGCATGCCGGATGGGACGAATTGACCATTAGGGAGCGCGATAGAGCGCAGGCTGCACTACGCGGAGGAGAAGGACGGCCCACACCTCCCCTCTCTGGGGGAGAGGAAGCGATGCAGCCGTGCCCGTTTTGCGGCGCATCACTGGTAGATATTGCCGACAGGTATTTCCGCCACCCAACGGATGGCGATTGCATCGTGCGCGGCATGGTCGTGTCTGGAGAATTTGAGAAACGCTGGAATCGCCGCGCCCTTTCCCCTCCCCCACAGGATGGAGGTTCAGGAGAGAGTAATAGTTCGCCCGCAGTAGCGGCCCCTAGACCTCCGGTCGCAAGTCTGTCGGCTGACTTGGAGGAGGTTCTTGACGCGATCAAGGACTTCCTGCGGGACCAGCACGATGTGGTGGACGGCCCGAGCGGGCCGAGGCCAAACCTCGCCATGGCTCTGCATATAGACCTTCAACGCGCACTTGGAGAAACACCATGACCGATTGCACGGAACGTTTCCGCGAGAACTGGTGCGAGGTTTGTGGTGGAGTCTTCAACACCTGCAAATCCTGCCAACATGACCGACAGACGGCACTGGCGTGGCTTAACCAATTCACAGCCACGGCCGGCTTTGCGTATCAGGTGCGCGTCATCAAAGCGATGTTAGCCGAGCCACGAATGCCAGAGTGTCCGCAGGTTCGCGGTCCAGAAATAATGGCAATGTGGAAAGCCGCCGACGCCCGGAATGTGGTCATCGACTTCAATGTCCTGAATTCGATGTATGACGCCCTCCGCAGCGCCCTCTCTGCATCAGGACAGGGAGGGAAGACGTGAAAACCGACAAACGCGCTCCACTCAATGGATGGGCACCCGGCGAGTACATGAACTATTGCAGCAAGTGCGGCGATTGCTTCGAGAGCGACAAGCGCGCCTCTACGTGTGCTGATTGCGCATACGCGGCCTCGCCCCCGTCCCCAGAAGGGGAGAGAGAGCCCGTGCCGTTCACGCCTTTCGAGGCTTGGGCAATGAATAATGCCCACCGGAACCCGCGCGACATCCCCTTGCGGGAAGCGTTTGAAGCCGGCCAGCGCGCCGCTCCATCCCCCTCACAAGGGGGAGAGGATTGTGAGCAATGTCACCCATCGGATCCGCATTGCCGCTATCCAGCTTGTGGCGGCCAACAGGCCCAACCGGGAGACGGTGGACGCGCAGAAGCGCTGGAAACCGCACGAGCATTGGTCGAGTTCGCCCGGCACATCATCAAAACGTATGCTTGGGGGCAAGAGGTCGATGGCGGGGACGTGCAAGACACTGCCGAACGCCTCGGCCTGCTTGTT